CCGTGGTCGATAGACCAGGCGCAGGCGTCTGCCGGAGTAAATTTCTTTCCGGTTATCGTCTCGATCAGCATGGCGGCAGACGTCGGGCCGCATCCTGCGCTTCCAATGGTAGACGTTTCCCCTTTTACGCGGTACGGCGTATTTTTCCAGCGGGGGTCTGCCTGGAGATACGAAACGGGTTTTTTATTCATAGTCTGTGTTCTCCTCCTCTGCTTGTTCAATGGGCTTTCCGTTGACATCCAAGCCGTGCCGGTTCCGGCTGACCTTTTCCGTCGTTGACTTGGCTGCGTATGTGATTAGGTATCCGATGCAGGCTGTAAAAATGGTATTGGTCACGTCGCTGACTGTTTCTCTTCCTGCGGCCGCCAGAACGAAAGAGGCCACCGCCGCTGCGGTTGCAACGACTACGGCCCATGCTGCTAGTTTTTTTGAAAATTCCCAGGGGCGGTTCCTGCGCCCATACGGGTCTGTCATGGCTACCTCCTTAGTCCCAAATGGCGCGGATTCCCTGCTTTGCGAGGAAGTCCTTCTGTTCGTGCTTCATTTCGGTGGCGTACTCCAGAGCGGAGTGCATATCGCCGTTGCAGTGGGCGTCCGGGATTCTCTGGACGGCTCTGGCAGTCGCCTCTCCCAAGGCTATCGACGCGCCGGTACTCTGAACAACGAGTACCAGAAATTCCTCCTGCGCCTTTTCCCGTTCCTCCAGCTGCTTTTCCCGCTTGGTGATCCTGCGCTCCAGGTTCCAGATAGCGAAGCCCATAATGGCCGACGGTATGCCCATCGCCGCGATAAAGCCAATCGCAAGCTGCCCGAAATTAAGTGCAACCATTCCCTTTCCCCCCTTTCTCTGTTAGTCCTCTTCGTTCCAATCGTCGGGGACCTCTGCTTCGTCTGGGATTTCGTCGCTGCCGAGGAGGCCGGTGTAGCGTCTATCTACTTCCGCTTTCTCCTCTTCCATGACGACTGCCCCGAGCTGGGCCAGCGATTCGTTCTGCGCTTTTATGATCCTGTTCTGCGCCTCGCAGATGGAGCAAAGCTCCGCGATCATCTGTAGGTTACTCACCGCTGCCCTCCGCTGTCACGCTGTCGATGATTTCGTCTGCCTCCTCCGCAGTGATCCAGCGGCCAGCGGCGTTGCGCACCATCTGCGCTGTCCAGAGACCTTTGTTGAAGTAGTCCTTTACCTTGTCGAACTTTGCGCTCTTTTCGCTATTCATTTTCGGAATCCTCCTTCTTTTTGTTCCGCCGTTTCTCCTGTAAGGTTCCAACAATACCTTGCAGGATCATAATTAAAACCAGCACTCCGGCCAGCATGAGCATATTAAAATCCGCTCTGTCCATGTTTACACATTTTCCCCGTCGGGCAAATCCACACCTGTCATCATGCTCAAATAGTCGATATTGGCGGCGTTCTTTGCGCCCTGCTCCGCTACCGGCCCCACCTTGTCTGTGGTCTGGTAATGCCGGTCGATCTCATACCAGTCGTAGCAGTTGCCCTCTCCGTCCTCCTGGCTGTCCAGTTTCTGAACGACGCGGAAGCTGTCGGTGATAGTCTGATCCGGGTATTTTCTCTCGATCTGGTGGAAGCCTGTCAGGTCGGTATGGGCGTCGCCCTTGGTTTTGAGGATTTCCACCTCGCCCTTTGTGCCAAATACATACTCCATGTCAGTTTCTCCTTTCGGTTTTTCTCCCGGATTATCTGCTTCAGTTCACGGATCAGCCGTTCGCCGCGCAGTATGATCCGGTACAAGTTGGTATTGTTGCAATGCTTTAGCTGCCCCAAGCGCGATATGATACTCGACGCCATCCCTGCAAATATGCGCCTGCCCTTGTCCCGCCGTTTCCGGTACCGGGCAACCGCCTGCTTCATCCGCAGGAAGTTGTGCTTGCGCGGTATGGTATAGCCGCGCCCGTACCGGTATCCCACAGCGTCCGGCATCCTGCTGCTGGTGGGGAATACCTGCCAATCACCTTTCAGACGCAGATGATGGGCGTTTAGCCACTTTTCAACCAGTAGCCGCAATTTCCGGAGTTTCCGCTTGTTCGGACCGAAAATCGTCAGATTGTCCATGTATCGGAGGTAATACTTTGCAAATCCGCTCTGGCGGATAAGCTGGTCTAACGGCTGCAAAACCGTATTTGCGAACCATTGTGAGGTATATGCTCCAATCATGATCCCGCCCTTTACGATGCACCATATCAGGTCCAGGACGCGGCTGTCCTTTATCAGCTGGCGCATACGATCCATGACGGCCTCCGGCGTTATGCTTTCGTAGAAGTGGTAAATATCGCCGCTCAGCTCATACTTCGTGTTCTTCTTGTCCTTCACCATCCAGCGTTCTATTGCCTGCCGCCCGTGGTGCGGGCCGCGCTTCTTTATGCTGCCGCAGCAGTAAAAATCCATGCCGCGCATAAATATTGGCTGAAGTACCTGAATGAGCGCATGGTGGATGTATTGATCCGGCCACTGTGCCGGTTCGCTGACCGTCCGCCACTTCTGCGCGCTGGCGTCCCATCGTCTGGTGACGCGGGGTGCTTTCTGCTCAAAACCGTTGACGATGATCTCTCGCAGTTCCTTGATGCGCTCCGTCCTGGTTTCCTCCACCCAAGCCGTACAATTATTGGGCCGGTGGTGGGTCCTCCAATGATGTGAGCGGTTTACTTCGTCGATTGCTGCGGATAGGTTTTCGTCTGAAATTACTTTTGAAAATAGATTACCTATTCTCTTCACAGGGATATGTCCTCCTTTTAGCTGTACGGGTTTTCCAGCGTCCTCTCCGTTCGGGCCGTGCGACCATGCGGGAGAGAATGTACTAGCCCGCTCCCTAATAGCTTATCTTCACCAAGGGGTGCGCGACTACCTGTGCCGTGTATGGAGGATTGTTAGCCAAACTTGCAAAGGAAGCGAGAGCCGATGTTGCCGTTCGAGTTGGACGCCGTGTTGTAGTTCAGGTAGAACAGGCCGTAGTTGCCGTTCTGGTTGTAGTTGCCGCCAACGTAGACGCACGGGTTGGAAGCGTTGAAGTTCCAGTTATCGCACGAGACCCGGACATAAAACACCGGCACTGCACAGGTAGCCCCGCCGCGCCTGAAAAATTTTTTCGGCCGCCCGGCCCGGAGCCGGGCCGGGGCGGCGATGCCGCTGTCTTTCTCTGGCGCGGGTTATCCGTTAATGCCTGCTGATCGGTAGATGTGAGGGGGAGTGCGCTCCCCCTCACGCTCCCCCTTTAGGGGAGTTCTTGGAGGCGAGAGCCGATGTAGCCGTTCGAGTAGGACGCCGTGCTGCAGTACAGGTAGAACAGGCCGCAGTAGCCGCCCTGGTTGTAGTTGCCGCCAACGAAGACGCACGGGCGGGAAGCGTAGAAGTACCAGTCATCGCACGAGTACGTCGTCTCGCTGCCACTTGCTGCTGTCGGAATAAACATCGTGAACCCGCCGGTGCTGGATACCGCGAACGCGGACGGATAGCCGTTCGACGGGGTTCCCGCGCTGGTGCCTCCGCTGCTGTCACTGAAGCTGTTCGGGTTCAGAATAATCATCAGGCCGTTGCTGCTGTTATAGCAGCCGTCGCACCAGTCGAGTACGTTGTCCCACAGGCCCTCGATATAGCGGTACTGTGTACCCAGGCCGTAGGTGTCCCGGCTGCTCTGCGTTGTGCCGGTGTGGTAGGGCATACTGTCGGTGTAGCCCATATTCTGTGTGCCGCTGTTATTGCCGCAGCCCTTCCCGATGGTCTTCTGGCTGTTCCAGTCAGCAAACTCCACGATGTACAACAGCCAAATAGTGAACCGCATAGCGAAGTCGTTCTGCCAGATGTTGGAGCCAAGGGCGTGGATACCAGACCGCGCTGCGGAACGGGTGATACTCGCTTTCGGTGCCACGCCGGTCTTGCTCTTATAGTCGCTGGCGCAGTGGTAGCGGCCAATATATACGACGTCGCGCTCTCCCTTGCCGTCTCCGCGGTTCATATGGGCCGGGGATACTGAGAAGCCCGCTGTCGCCTTGTCGGCAATCTGGATTTTCATACCCTTGCCGTTCTGGGTGATTTTATACCAGAATTTCGGGATAGCGACCATCGTTCCGCCGGTGCGCTCACTCTTGGTCATACCGGACCAGGGCAGGCGGTTATCAAACGGGGAACTGTAGCTGCTGGCCCCAGCTCTGTAGGGAACGGGATCTGTGAAACCGGCGGCATCATCCGTCCGGGTCCACTTGGTTGTACTGGTGCCGTCCCAGCTCACGCCGTAAATCTTCACGAACGCAAGCTCCAGGGTGTAGTTCTGGTAGGCTGCGCAGTTGACGGAGCCTGTGGCGGTCTCTCCGCTCTTGGTGATCGTGCCGCTCCATGTGCCTGTGCTGGGCAGATAGAACACGTCGGAGCCGGTCGTGGTCTTGGTGAAAGCCTTGTCGCCCTTCGTGAGCGTCAGTGCGCTCCCGGAGGGGGATGTGACCGTCAGCACAATGAACTTGACCGTTGCCGTGTATGTCTGTTCGGCAGTCACATTGACGCTGGCGTTGTTGGAGGATACGTCCTCCTTCGTGGCGGTGATGGTATAGCTTCCGGCCTGGTTCACATGGACTGCCGCCACGCCGCTGTTGTTGGCTGTAGCGGTAAATACCTCGCTTCCCCGCGTAGCCTTTACCTCCGCGCCCGGTGCCGCTGTGACGTTGATCGTGGCATTGAATACGGACAGCGTAGCCGTATACTGCCCGTAATATGCCCCCGTTGTGACGCTTGTGGAATACTCCACGCCGTTGTTCGCTGTGGCCTTGATGGTGTATGTGGCGTTGCAGTCCTCCGCCCGGACGGAAACGACCAGGCCCTCCGGCACGGTGCCGCTCTTCGTGTCGGTACCGTCTGTCACGGTGTAGTGCGCTCCTGCAAACGCCGCCTCAAAGGTGATCTTGATGGTGTTGCCGCCTCCGCCGCCTATACTGCCGCCGCCCTCTTCAATGGCCTGATTGATATCCGCCAGGTCTGCGGCGGCCTGGCTCGCTGCTGCCTGGGCGTTCGCGGCGGCTGTCTGTGCGCTGGTCGCTGCTGCCTGGGCGGCAGCAGCTGTACTCTCTGCTCCTTCCGCAGCATTCTTGGCGGCTTCTGCAGCCGTTTTCGCCGCGTCCGCAGTGTTTTTCGCAGTTCCTGCGGTGGCGCTGGCGGTCTGCGCCGCCTCCTTTGCCTCGTTTGCGATCCTCTTGGCGTCGTTCGCTACGCCTCTGATCCCCTCCAGGTCCTTATCTGTTGCGCCGGGCACGTTTACGTTTCCGAGTGCCATAGGTTTTACTCCTTCCCTTGTTCAATCCAGTATTCTGCCGCAATATCCGCAGCGGGTACGCTGGCGGCACGCAGCCTAATTTTCCCTGCCAGCGTCTCGCATGTCTGGCACATACCGCATTTTGCCGCAGTATCCAGGCCGGACGGTGCCAGCGTTACTTCCGCCCGGTCTCTGGCTGTCACGCCAGGGACCGGCAAATCGTAGTATTGGGGGTATCCCTCTGTTTCGTCCTTCTCCCATCCGGCCGTTGGAATGGTGCAGGATACCGCCGTCGGCTTGTCAGCCTTGTTGGTTTCCATTTCTTCAAGGTCGCTGCTCATGCTTTCTGCGGCTTCCAGAACCTTTCCGATGGCGAAGTTTTTCGCAGCCGCCGCACAGGCTCTTAGCTGCTCAATCAGGGGCGATTTGCCCATGCGCATTACCTCCTATTCGGAGCAGGGGTACGGAAATTTCCGTACCCCTGCTGTTATCTCTGCAATCAACCTTCGCTGGCAGTTCCGAACACTTCGTTAAGCATTTCGGTCACTTCGGCGTCGGTGGCGATGTCAACCACCTGGACGTCGGTGCCGTTGATCTTGATCGCGCCATCGGTCTCGCTGGCCTCGACCTTGGTTGCGCCCTCTGCAACGCCGCCCAGCTTGGTCTTGTCCTCCGCGGTGTAGTCGTTGGTGGACAGACCCTTGCCGTCCTCCTTGGGCTGGTAGCCGGACAGGTCAACCGTCCAGTCGCCCACGCGCTCCACTTCGCCGTCAATGACCATGTACTCGTCGTACTTGTCGCCGGACTTGGTGGAACTCTTCAGCACCATATAGATGTACTGCGTGGCGTCGTCTGCGGTCTTGTCGATGGCGTCCACACTGTCAACGATCTTGCGCTTCAGGTGGTCTGCGGCGGCAACGGCAGCGGCCACATCGGTGTCGGTCTGGAACTTGCTGTCATTGTTCAGATCAGATACATTGGTGGGGACGGTGATGTCCACGGACTTGTCGGTGATGGCCTGGGCGGTGCCGTTGACCTTGATGGACTCCAGGACGTTGGCCTGTGCGCCCACGTCCTCCAGGGCTTCGACGCGGGTCTTAACGGGGGTCAGTTCCGCGTTCAGGCGGGTAGCCAGGTCCTTCAGGTGCTTCACGTTGGTCTTCTTGTTGATATCGTATGCCATGATTATATCCTCCTAATTTTTGTAAGTTGGTTGGTAGGTAGGGATTCGAGCCGTTTTTAGGCTTCCTGGCCGTCGCTGCTGCCGGTACCGAACACTTCGTTGAGCATCGCGTCAATCTCCGCGTCGGTGGCGGTCTCGCTGCCGCTGACGCCGCTGATAGCGGTGCTGATCGCGCTGTCGCTCTCCGTCTTGGCGCGGGTGAGGGATTTCTTCAGCTGGGAAACGGTCACGTTCTTGTTGTTGATGTTGGTTTCAGTAGCCATTTTGATTTCTCCTTTTCAAATCAGTTGTTGTTGGCCGGATACACTTCTCCGAGCATATCCTCTACGTCCTTGTCTTCTGCGCTGTTGTTCTTAACGGATACAGTCCCGTCGGGCGTCCCGACTAAGCCTTCGCCCAGCCTTACCACTCCAAGCTGCGTCTCCGTTGCAATCGGCATCTCAAAGGCACCACCTCCTTCCCCCGTGATATTCCCGGTGATACTTTGAGTAACGCCCAACAGGGCGAGGCTCGCGCTGATTGGAGCTTCCGGCTTTTGCTGCGCGTATACGCGCAGCCGCTCCGGCAGGCTTCTGGTGTATGGAGAAAGTCCACAGTTCTTTGCCAGTTCCAGGTGTTCCGGGAAAATGGTCAACATCGGAATCAGCTCCGATTTTACTGCGGTATTCGGTATATCTGCGCTGAAAGCGTATGCGTTCCCTTCCTCCGCGTTTTCTTCCCATCCGTTTTCCGGGATGATAATATCCATCCTGGCTGTTGCTGCGGAACTGGAAAGCCCTCCGTCCTGCGGTACGGTTTCCAGCATGGTAAGGCTTGCGCCTATTTCTGCATCCGGTGCGCCTTTGGCGTATAGCCTCAACATTCCGTTTAGCGTCCGGCAGGTCGGGCAGAGGCCGCATTTCGCCGCCGTCTCCAGGTCTCTCGGGTTGACTGCGAGTACCGGGATCATGGTCTCTGCAATATCCATACTGGCAATATCTACATGAATCTGATATGCGCCGTTGGTATCGTTGTCCGGCTGCCAGCCGGATGTGGGGACCGTGATGTCCTTCTGCGCGGCTCCTGCTGCGCGGTGGTTGAGAAGCTGGATCAAATCCGCATATGTGACCAGACCTGCGGGCGCAGATACGGCCACGTTTACTTCGTCGGAAATAATCAGCTCTATGGGAAAATTGAAAACGCTGGGCGGGTATGCCATGTTATATCCTGGGACAGTCTGCTGATATGCGCCAAGCGTCCCATAGAGCAAATCCGTCTCCTCTCCGGTGGCGGGATCGTTCACATAGACCATAAACTCGGAAAGCATGAACGTTTTTACTTCTTTATGGTCAACGTTGGCGAATTGGATAGTAAAATTGAACCGATCATCTTTGTGGTGCCGTTCTGCCACGGCTCCATCCGAAACGTAGGAAAGAAGCTGGTGGATGTCTGCGAGGTTTACGTCCTCCTCAATCGTCCCGCTGCCGAACGCCACTCTGGTTATGCGGAACGGCTTCTCCAACGACATACACGCTGCTATCACCGCCCGCCCGTGTGTGGTCGGTTTATACCGGTATTCCATAAAAAATTATTCTCCCTTCGATAAATTTGAAATTATGGTACACACTCCGCCTGTGCGCAGTATGGTTGTTGCTGGCGGCGGTGCGGTATCCTCCTGAACAGGCAGCTTTGTCTCCCTTGCGAACTTTCCCCCAGCCTGTACGGTCACAGATAATGACGGCTGCGCGGTATCCTCCACGACGGGAATGGACGGGCTTGCCGAGAATTTCCCTCCCGCCCGCAGGGCTGCGGTTGTTGTCGGCTGCGCGGTATCCTCAACGCCTGGGAGGATCGTGCTGCTGGAAAATCGCCCTCCTGCCTTCACATCTGCCGACACCGTTGGTATAGAGGTATCCTCCGGTGCCCGGAAGGTGGTATGCTCCGACAATCTCCCGCCGGTGTGAAGTGTGTCCTGGAAGTGGAACTTGTCCTGCTCAACCGGGACAGGCAAAACAGTTTCTCTCGACAGGTCTCCTCCTGTGTATAGCGTATTTTGGAATAGGAATGTGTCCGGCTCATCGGGAACGCCTATGGACGTATCTGCTCCAAATTCGCCTCCAACGTGTACTGTATCCCGGAAATAGTAACGGTCCGGCTCCTGCGGTACGCCAATAGAAACGTTCGTGCCTACTCCGCCGCCTACATGGAGCGTGGGCGGGTTTTTCGCACGGAGTGTGACGTAGAATCTGAAGTTCTGGTGTGATGGCTTCCTCCGCTTTATTTCCTTGATGATGCTGACCGCGTCCATGCCGGGGCCCGGATTTTCGATGCTGACGGAAAATGTATAATCATCCACATTTTCCGTTATTGCCGTTTCTCCTCCCGACATATTGTCGATGATTCCCTCTAACCGGGCCGGATTCATCGGCAGGAACAAGCTCTGCTTCATCCGTATGTTGCGGCGCCGCTCTTCCAAGGTTTCCGTAGGTTTTGGAACGATGGCATAGCGTCGCTCCCAATCGCCTATTGTCCAGGTCGTCCGCTCTGGAAATGCTTCGTCTCGCAGGGCCAGGAACAAGGCGCGGGCTTCGTCCATTTCCATGCCCATGACCTGGAATATCCATTTACCGACGTAGGATCGCCCGTATATGGGTGATATACGCTCCATCATACGCATGGCTGTTTTGCTGGTTGGGAAATGCTCCAGGTCTATCGCCATTATCCTGTCGCCTCCTCCTGAACGCCGAGGTCAATGCTTACCGTTTCCGGGTATTCGTCCAGGGCGATTCGGATGTTCTCCGCCTTGCCGTTCATCGTCAGATTGGTGAAGTCGTATATGCCAGGGGTCAGGGTTATAATGGCGTGGACTTCGATGTACTGGATCAAGTTCTCCTTCTTCGCCTGTGCGTAGTAGGTAAGGAGCCGTTCCTTTATGCTGGCGGCTACTGTAACGGCGTCATATCCGTTATCCAGCTCCGCCTTTAGGGAATAGGCTATGGGCTTCATGGTCGGCGCCACAACGGTTAATATGGCCCCGATAGGCGCCTTCCGCTGGAGGCGGTCGTCCGGGGAAATGATGTGGTTGTATACCAGCTCCAGGATGTGGTCGTTAGCTGGTTCTCCGTTGGCGTCCAGGACAACGAGCTTGACGCTGTTTTTCACGTTCGGGTCCCAGTTGGCGATTACAAACGGCTCTCCGACGCCTGGTATCTCCTTCGCCCAGCGGATATAGTCCGCGTCGCAGCCGGTGAAGCTGCCTAGAAGGCCCTGCTCCACCTCTAGGATGCGGGCCCGGAGTGAATCGTCGCTCTCCGCCTCCGTTCCTCCGCTTGCCTTCTCCGGGTTAGAAATAGACGTGATGCCGCGCATGGGCGTCAGCATGATTACGATAGCGTCTGCTGGGACATTCGCCTTTGTGCCTGCCTCTACGGCGAGGACACCGACGATGGTAAATCCCTCCTCACCGATGGCTGCTTCCTCTACGGTGCGGAACTCGATTGCTGGCTGGTTGTTTACTGAAGGAACGGCGAACGAGTACCCTTCCGGGATCACGGTACCCTCCACGCCCTCTATTTTCAGCTCTGCGTAGGCATAACCAGCCGGGCGCCGCTTTAGGCTGACGCGGTTGGCGTGTAAATCCAGATATTCACCATAGGCCCATTCCGGGAAAATAATTTTGATGATTTCCGGCGCGTGGAACTGCAGCAGCTCCGCCTTTTCCAGTGCCGTCGGCATGGTGAAGTCCCAAGGGAAGCCGCCCTCTGTATCGTCGATATCTGGCGGCAGGGCCTCCATCATGCGGCGTTGGATTGTCTCTGCGTCCTGGTTCTTCAGCCAGTCCGGAAGCCGGAATTCTGGCATGGGTTATCGCCTCCTTACTGCGAGAATGGGATCGGCAGTAGAATTTTCTGCTCCTCCCAATCTTGGCCCTTTACGTTGAAGGTGCAGTAAAGCGTCTCCGCCTCCCATGAAAATTGATAGCCGCGGACATACTCTGTTTTAGGGTTTACCATTAGGGCTTCGTTTATGGTTCGCTCCACGGCGCTCTCCACGGCTGCCCTGTCGGCCTGGGCGAGTGCGTCAATCATTTCCGTGCCGATGTCGGTGGTATAGGACAGGCGGGTGAACCGCTCTGTCATGACGACCTTCAGGCACCATTGCTTGTACGCCTCCCGGCCTTCCGCCACAATCATGTTTCCACTGCCGTCCCTGCGAAAATCTCCTGTGTCATAGTCGAAGTACACGCTGGGCCTGTATTTCCGCTCTACGGCTGCTACCGGTGTAATTACCTGCGGTACTTCGACTACAGGGAATAAGTTCTGTGCCATGCGGTTCCTCCTCTCACAGCACCGTGGCCGGTAGTATCAAATCGACCACAACGGCGTCGTTTTGTACCCAAGCCACAAGAACGCGGTCTCCCGGCATAAGTTTCCGCATCTTTTCCGGGATCAGGACGTGATGCTCGTGCATACCGTCCGTGCTGTCCCCGCCTGCGGTTCTTGCGGATGGAATAGGCGGGTCTGGCGCAGGGCCGGTCTCCATGCCCACAGGGCCGTTTACCAGGTGAAGGTGTGAGCCGCTGTGCGGGAGGCCGATGTCCTGCGTCTTTGCCATGATGTCGTTCGTCGGCCCCAGGGTTAGCTGGCGGCAGACCATGTAATCGCTCTTGGGGATAGGGATGGGATAGGTATTCGTCAGGAGGCTATAGTCTCCCTGGATGGTTCCGAAGTCCAGGAGAAGGGCGCTGTTCGCCTCCTGGTTCCTGTTGATTTGCCCCTGGAGGGCCCGCGCCAGATGATTGATGCCTGGATTTCCCTCTGCTGGATTCATAGCGGCCTCCTGTCTAAGCCTCCGGCTCGACGCTCATGGTCATACTGCTTGATGCTGCGTTGTGCTGGATGGACTTTATGATGAAATTTCCGTTCCGCATACGGGTGACGGCGTGTATCTTGTCCCCTTTGCGGATAGTTGGTACATCCGGGGCCTGGAAGGTGATCGTAGTTTCTGGTTCTCCGTGTTCGTCCATGATCTTCTGCGCCTCCGCTTTGGCGGTGGCGAGGCTGTCGTCTTCCTTGCGGTTGTATATGCGCTGGCGGATGCCGAACTCCGTCATACCGTCTATGACGGCCTCTACTGATTGGCGGTGTTCTGCGTCCTCTTTGCCGACGATTTTTACGCGGGTAATCAGTTCCTGGGTGCTGATGGCGTCCCGTGTGACCTCCAGTGTGGTGTCTTCGTCGAAGTGGTAGACGATTTCGTTGCTGCCCAGTTTCAGGATGCTGACGGCCCCCTTTGCTGCGCGGACGACATACTTTGGCCCACCGTGTTTTACTGCTGTGTCGAGAAGGTCGGTTATTATGTCCGATAGGTATTCGTTCTTGTATAGGGTCTTTGCGTGCGCCATATCGGGCCCTGTGTATTCTCCTAGAGGAATACCCCATTCCCCAAACAACGCCGAAATAGCGGCCTTTGTGTTCGTCCCTGCGGTTATATAGCGGTTGTCCTGGCTCTTCTGGAGCAGGAATAGTTCGTCGTAGGCCAGAACGGATAGGGTGTCGGAGCTTCCGCTGTTGCTTGGCTCCCAGTTCTGGATGGTGCCGCGGGCGACCTCTTCCGTGCCGTCCCCCCAGTCTGCGGTGACGACAATAATGCATCCTGGCTTTATCAGCTGGGAGAGGTGCTGCCCCTGATACTTGGCGTTCTGGATGGTAAGGGAGAGACGCATAGACATCTCTCCCTCTCCCTCCTCCCAGCCGAGGTCTTCTGTTGCTCTGGAAATGTCCAGTTGTGTACCGCTCTCCAGAACAGCGACCACCTTGTAGGCTAGTTTTCTGATATCTACCATATCGGGCCTCCTTTATGCCGGTATAGTGAAGGTTTGACCCGGATATATCCGATTCGGGTCGCTGCCGATGGTGTCCTTGTTCAGTTCGTAAAGCTCCGGGTACCGGCTGCCGTCCCCCAGGTACTTTTTGGCTATGGCCCATAGGCTGTCGCCCGATTTCACCGTATAGGTACTATTTTCCGTAGTATCCGGGCGGGTTGCTGTGGTTCCGTTTTCGTTGGTCTTTGCGCTGGGCATGATGTTGAGTTCCGACGTGGTGTAAATCTTGATTTCCCGGTTCTCCGTGAACGTAACGTCATACTCGACATCGCCGCAGCCGCCTGTAGGTGTCCCGGTGAAGTCGCTGACCATGACCTCATGATTGATCCAGGTCTCCGTAACCATGAGAATCAGCACCGTGCCGTTCTTCCGCCAACGCTCGAAAATGTTCTGAAGCTCTTTCGGCTCCTTCCAGTGCTGTGCCTTTATGAAGCCGAATTTCTTCCTGCTTTCTCCCGGGAAGGTGCCGCTCCAAGAGAACGTCAGGAGCTTTGTTCCCCTGGGCAGTTTTACTTCTCCCATGTTGATGATGTCGTAGCTCTGGAACTTCGTGCTTCCCTTATGCTTTACCTTTTCCGGCAGCATGGAAAGCGCGATCCTGGTGCCTGTTTCCTTTTCGGTGATGTAGACGTCCAAATTACACGCCTCCCTTTACTGGCATATTAGAAAATGCGCGGGCCAGCCGTTCTGCGATTTCGTCGCCCATATCGTCCGCCATTTCCCTTATGTGGGCTCTGATTATGGTAACGATGGCGTTTTCGTCCATGCCGCGCTCCTGCCCCCCAATGACAAATTGTGGGTTCAGCTCAACGTTGACCTCTATTTTCGCGCCGCCGTTGCCGCCGTCACCGTCTCTGTCTCCGCCCGGCGTAATGGGGACGTATGCCTCCGCCGTGTTTCCGACAACGCCGCCGTCTTCGTATGGTTTGACACCGAGGGCCTGGCCGGTCTGCTCCCACAATTCAATGCCCCGTCCGCGCTTGGAGGGGGAAAGGGGTATGATGCTCTCCGCGCCTGCCTCTGCTACGAGGCCCATGTGCGGCTGCGTCATGATCCCGCCGTCTGCGTGAGCTAATACCGTGCTTTTCCCTTTGCTTGTAGTAAGGCCAGTTGACTGTGAGCCTTTTTCTCCCATGCCGGAGGCCCAGTTTCCGATGCTTGTAACCGCGCCAGAGGCAAAGTCCTTTATCCCTTGCCACTTCTCTTTTACAAAGCCCCAAGCGTCCGATGCTGCGCTCTTGATTGGGCCCCATACGCTTTCGCCAAACCAGCCGGACAAGCCTTCCCATGCGGTCTGTATGGCGTTCTTTGCGTCGGACATTTTGGTGCCGATCCATTCGCCCGCTGCTCTGGCTCCTTCCTGTACCGGCGTCCAGACGCTTTCGTCGAACCAACTGGAGAAGGACTGCCATGCTTCGGAAACGAAAGTTTTCGCCTCGTTCCACTTGGTGCTTACCCATTCTCCCGCCGCTGCTGCGCCTTCCTGTACCGGGCCCCAAATGGTTTCATCAAACCATCCAGAGAACGATTGCCAGGCTTCCGATACGGTTGCCTTTGCTTCGTTCCATCTTTCGCCAATCCAGGCGGACGCCGTCTGCGCTCCCTCCTTGATGGGATTCCAGACGCTCTCCTCGAACCAGCCGGAAAACGCCTCCCAGGTCTCCGATGCCCATGTCTTGGCCTCCGTCCACCTGTCGTTTATCCACTGTCCGGCTGCCGCTGCGCCCTCCTTTATGGGCTCCCATACGGTTTCACTGAACCAGCCGGTCAGCTCTCCCCACGCTTCCTTTATGGGCTCCGCTATACTAAGCCAGACGCCGGTCGCTATGTTTATTGCGGAAATGCCCGCGTCCGATATTGGCGTCCATACGTTTTCACCGAACCAGTTGGATAGCTGGCTCCACTTCTCCGAAACGACGTCGCTTGCCTGGTTCCATTTTTCTGATACAGAAGCGCCAATAGACGCGGCTCCTTCCTTTAGCGCGTCCCATTTCTCGGAGACAAAGCCACCGGCGGCCGCCGCGCCTCCTTTGACGGATTCCCACGCTTCGCTGGCTCCGGTCTTCACGCTCTGCCACAGGTTGTTGAGGGCTCCGCCTTCGTCCAGGGAATCGGATAGTGCCTGCCCCGCCTTATCTCCTCCGAAAAGGGCCCCGAGGCCGCCAACGCCCGCGCCTACCAGGGCGCCGACGCCGGTACCGACGACGGGTACGACAGAGCCGATAGCTGCGCCTGCCGCGGCCCCTGCGCCGACCATGCCGATCTTTGATCCGCCGGTCGCATACGCCGTCTGCGCTTCCTTGCCCTCCGCTTTCGTGCCTTTGTAGATATCCACAAGGCCGCTGATGATTCCTGCGCCGCCCAATAGACCGCCACCGACGGCTGCTGTGCCCGCTGCCGCAGCACCTGCAGCTGTGGTAGCCCCGGAGCCTAAAGCTCCGCCTACGCTACCCAAGGTTCCGCCTATACCGCCATTGACGGCCAGCAGCGTTCCGTCTGCGCCTACCACGGAGGACTTGGAGCCTACCTGAAGGAGACGCCCGAGCCATCCACCTGCTGATATGAGCCCGCCTGCTGCGGCCGCTCCTCCTGCCCCCGCGGCTCCGGGTAGTGCTGGCGGTGCGCCTGCTCCTGCCGCGCCTGCGGCTCCGGCTGCGCTCGGAAGGGCCGGTAGCCCTCTGCCCGCCGCTCCGGCTGCGTTTGCTGCGGCTCTTCCGGCCGCGCCGCCCAATCCTCCGCTGATGTTGACGACGCCCGCCTGGACGTTCATAGTCGCCGTGGTATAGCTGCTGCCCATAGCTCCAAGGGCACCGGCGGCTCCGGTTGCTCCACCGCCTTTTCCGAAAATGCCCTGTATGGTTCCGATTACGCCCTGGGCCTTTTGGATGCCACTGGATACGCCGCCTATCAGCTTGCCGCCCAGGATAACGCCTGCGGCTGCGACAATCCCCTTGTGATCCCCGGCCCATTCGGTAAATGCTGCGCCTATCTGCTCCAGGTCGAGGCCGCTCTTGAAACCATCCAAGAACGACGCTCCGATAGATTTTCCGTCCTCCAGGGCTCCGCCTACGTCTATTCCAAGGAGGGCCAATAGTCCGGCTGTTATTCCGCTGCCGATAGTCTGCCCGAGGTCTCCCACTATTTCGGTGACTTTCGCCTTTCCTGTACTGTTCCACCACTCGCTGAATGGCTCCGCGACAATCTTCTCCCAGGCGATCTTTATCTTTCCCCATATGTCTGCGTTGGCCCAGTCGTCCCCGCTCATAAACTCATTTATGGTGTCAGATAGCCACGAAATTTTGTCGTCGATGAAATCCAGGGCTTTTTCTGCTGCGTTCTGCACATCCGGCATTTTGCTGGTTATAAACTGCACAAACTGGCGCATATACGGAGAAAGACGTTCTCCAATGGATATTTTCACGCCTTCTACTGCGCTTTGCAGGTAGGTCATATCCCCGGCCAGGTTGTCCATCATGGTATCCGCCATTGCTGCTGCTGCGCCCTCGCAGTTATTGACCGCCTCGGTCAGCTTGTTGTAGTCCTCTGTTGTGGCGTTCAGCATAGCAAGAAGACCTGCCTGCGCTCTCTGCCCGGCCACGGTATTGGCGAAGTTCATTTTCTGCTCCTTCGTCATGCCCTTTGTGGCCTCTCTCAAATCGCCCAGGACGTCTCCGAATGCTCTGGCGTCTCCGGTGGATGTATAGAAGCTGATCCCCATTTCTTCGATGGCGTCTCTTGCTCCGTTGGTGTTGGTGGACAGCCTGGTAAATATGGAGTTCAGCTCTGTGCCTGCCTGGGATGCCTTGATACCGCTGTTTGCCATAAGCCCGATGCCCAGGGCCACATCCTCTATGGAATAGCCCAAAGAGCCGGACGCTGCGCCTACATACTTGAACGTTTCGCCCATCATGGCGACGTTCGTGTTGGCGTTTGAAGAGGCTACTGCGAGAACGTCTGCAAAGTGCCCGCTCTCGCTTGCCGTCATGCCGAATGCGGTCAGGGCGTCGGTCACGATGTCGCTGGTAGTCGCCAGGCTTTCCCCGGATGCTGCGGCGAGGGACATGATTCCCTCTATGCCGCCCAGCATATCCTCCGTTTTCCAGCCCGCCATAGCCATATAGGTGAAGGCTTCTCCGGCCTCTGACGCAGTAAATTTGGTCGTTGCGCCCATTTCCTTGGCTTTGGCGTTTAGTTCCTCCATTTGGCTGCTGGTTGCCCCGCTGATGGCCTCTACCTTGCTCATAGTCGCCTGGAACGAGGAGAAGGTGTCTATGGTGTCCTTTAGGCCGACGCTTATCCCTAAAACGGCGCCGGCCTGAAGTATCGGATTCTTTAGTATGTTCAAAATCCCTCGCAGGGGGGCGGTGGCCTTGTCTATGACGCCCATCGTGATCCGCCAGGCTTTTCCTGCTATGCCCTTTATTGCTCCGCCTATGGTGCTGACAACGGAGGAAACCTTGTCTATGGCTTCCAGGGCCACTTGGAACTTGCCGCGGCTCAACTTGTCCAGCCGCTCTTGCGTCTGCTGGATGGCTTTATCAAAAGCGTTGACTTTCTTGGTTGCGTTGCTTGCTCCTGGATCTGTTTGGTCTTCTACGACAACGGGGATTTCAATGCGATACGCCTCAGTCGCCACTTATTTCCCCCCTTCCGTTGGTATTCGCTGCTATCTGGACGCGCATGGATGCCCGTATGAACACGCCGGTTCCTGGGCTGCTCATGGCCTCCTCTATAGAGCGAAAGCCGACGGCTGCGGCCCACGCCTCAAAACCTACGTTCTGCAAAACGTGATGGAGAAGCGTCGCCTTTCCGCCGGCCGCTATTAGTTTTTTACGGTATCTTCCTCCACGGAGCTGTATCCGCTGATCTTGTCGATAAGGTCGAGGACGGCGTCCTTCTCTCCTGCCTTCAAAACGCGGCCAATCAGTTCCGGGCCGTTGAGGACATCCTGGCGCTTCCATGCCTCCCGGTTCAACCACAACTTCTGGCGGTCTTCCTCCACAGTCGCCTCAAAAATAAGGTCGTTTCGGTATGCGATGGTGTCGGTCTTCTCCGGGAGGCGGATACCAAACTGTTTGTTCCGCACATACTTGGTGTGCCGCTCCTTGCAGCGGTTGTATTCGTCCTCCGAAAGAGGCCGGACACGGAATCTGAAGAGGACGACGCCGTTCCTGGCAATCTCCACGGGGACGGTCTCCTCCTCGCTGTCCCGGAAGCTGGCGGCTGCCAGGAGCCCGCTCAGGATGTCATTTTCGTATGTGCGGAGGGCCTGCTGCTGCTCCTCCGGGGTCGTGGTGATCTCTTCCTCGTACTGCTTAGACATTGGTTATCCTCCTTCTGAAATGAGCAAGAGCCGCCCTATTTCGGGCGGCTCTTGCCTGCGTGTTTTTATTAGGTGCTGACGGATGTGGTGAAGGCTGCGGAACCGCTCGATCCCGTAATGCCGAGGAGCGTCTGCAACTCCGGCGGTTCGTTGACGAACAGGCTCCAGGCCCTCTTGATGGTGTCTCCAATCGAGAGGTTCTGGAGGTCAACGTCTCCGCTGGGAATGCACTGGCGGTAGTTCATGCGCTGCCAGGTGCCGTCCCTGCCACGGATTACGCCCTGGAAGTTCCAGTCTGGAATTTCGCCGCTTGCCATAGTGAGGAAAATATCCTGAATGAAACGTTCGTCGGAGATAAGGGTCTCCGTAAATGTCAGGGTTACGTTGTACCCACTGAACACTTCGTGTTCCTGCGCGTCTCCCAAGGGCTGATACTTCTGGTTGCTGAAGCTCACCTTGGTCTGGAAAGTCTCAACGGTTGCCAGGAGCGTCCCGTCTTCCGCAAAAAGGGCTCCGTCCTTTCCGGTCAGGACCTTTCGTACATCAACGGGCCCTCTGTTGTTGAGCATACTGTTGTACATACCAAACATGGTTTATCCCTCCTTAATCGCTGGTTTCGGGTGCGAAGCGGAAGCGGTACAGCAGATATACCTTCTCGATGCTGTCAATATCGTCTACGGCGATAACGAACCAGGCGCTGTCGCCCTCTGGCGGGTTGTTGGCGTCCTCAACCATGTAGCCGCCTTCCAGGAGCTTCTTCTCCCGCCACATCAGCTTAATGAGCTTGTTACCGGCTGCGATAACGCTTGCCCGCCCGTCCGGGTCGTTGTTTACCTTGCCGATCATCTTCTTCAGGGTATTGTCCATGCGCTGCATCAGCTCGAAGCGGGTCTTTACGCGGCGGATTTTCTTCCAGCCTTCGTCCTGCTCCCCGTTCGGAGTGATGAGGGTGTTTACGCCCTGCTCGATGTGAATCTGCCCTTCGTCGTTTTTGGTAAGGATGATACAGCCGCTCTTCAGGGCCCGGATGATTTCGGTATTCGTGAGCTGCCTGTCGAGGTCGATCATGTTGGTTACGACCTCATATGTAATGCTCTGGTTTGCCGGTTTGGAGGCAATGATACCGCCAATGCGGGCCGCGATCTGGTAGCCCAGGAACTTTGTCCCTGCTGCGTCCACGGCTGTATTGAGAACATAGGTGATTTTCGGGTCGTTAAAGGATTTCGCGATGGTCATGCGGTCGTCGAGTTCCTTGGTGAAGTCTGCGGCGATGCAGCACATCGGGTAGCCTCCGGCCTCATACACGCGGTCGAGGTATGCGTCCAGGAGCATCTGGACACTGATGGAATCGGTGTCAATGCAAATGACGTTGTAGGTGTAGGGTTCCAGCGCATCAAAGGCGTTGCTGTAGTCGGCGTTGGTTGCGGTGGGGTTCGTGCCGGGTGTAAACGCCGCCTGGGCTACCTCTGCGAAGTGGCCTCTCACTCCTTCTGCCGGAAGGAAATAGAAGTCCTTCGTCGCGTTCTTCATAGCCGCCTTCAGGGCTGCCGGTTCGTCTTCTCCGGGATCAAAAGACACCTTCAGGAACTCTATCGTGCCTTCGTATATGATGCACTCTCTCTGGTCGGTGATGATACTGTCCCGGATGGACGCCGTGAACTCCCTGTCGCCCACATACGCGCCGGTGATGGTGCCCGCCTCCGTCCCGTCCTCCAGTTTAAGGGCGAGGGTTGGCGCGGTGCCGCCGGAGCCTGCGCGGACAAAGAATCCGCTTGTGCATCCGCCCGTGAACATCTGCGTGATAAGGTCTTCCGTGTTCCCGGTTCCGTATATGGTACTGACCTTTGTGGAGGGCTCAAACTCGATTACCTTGTTCAGCGGGCCCCAGTTGGCGCGGATCACTCCTGCGCCGATTCCGTTAATTGCCCCGGCGATAGATACGCCGCCTGCGTTTTCGTAGCGGTGGTAAATACCTGGGCGGACTTTCTTTTCGCCTACGGTAAAGGTACCGGCCATAGATTAGTCGCCTCCCTTCCGGGGATCGGATACAGGCTCGGAAACGAATTTTGTAACGATTTCCTTGGCCTTCTCCTTGGTTGTCTTTGTGATCCCGGCCATGCGGAGAGCTGCGGTCACGCAGTCAGGGGAAATGCCGGGAAACACCGTCTTTGCCGCTGCGGCGAGTTCTCTCACCGTGTACTCGATAACGGGCGGCGTGTTATTGCCCTCTGCGCGGGCCACATTCTCCGAAGACGGGTTTTCCTTGCTTTGGGTGGATACTTTCTTGTCTGCCATAAGAACCTCCTCATATCGTCTTGTGTGCTGCCATAAGCGTATGTGCGTATATTGGGCGTCGGAGCAATCCGAAGCGGACCTGAAGGCGGAGTTGCCCGGCTGTCAGCGGGTCTGCTGTGCTGTCTGCCTTTATGCCGCGCAGGAACATGGGGGATGTATCCAACATGGTTACTTCCCCGCGATAAATCAGTATATCCGTCAGTGCCTTCAGCCACTTTAGCCGTTCCTCCTCCGGCGCGTATATGTGTCCGGCGATAACGCCGTCCATCCACGCCACCGTGTTCGTCTCCCGCTGGTTCTGCATGGAAACGAGGCGGAAGTAGAAAATGGGTCTTTCCGCTGTTGCGGTCTGGAATTGCTCCAGGGTATCCCTGCCGATGATGATGGCGTCCGGCGCCCATAGCTTGGTGAATTCATTCATCGCCAGAATTGGGTCTGGATCGACGGTTTCCTGCGCTGGAAATGCGAAAATGTCGAACAAGATGGTTATGCCTGTAACGAGTGTATTGGGATTTGCCTGGTTATTCATCTCGAAGGCGTCGGACCGGGCCCACGACAGGCTATAGGGCGGGCTTTCGTCCGGCTGGATGAAAATATCCCGGAGGGCTGCCCTCACGTCTGGCTCTATCGCCTCCGGCGGTTCGTCCTGTTCGCTGCTCCAAATGTTCAGGGATAGGACGCCGCAAGAGTGCCGCTCTGGGTTGGCCTGCATATCCACAACGAAGTCTATGCGCGGATACTGCCGTTTCCCGTCCCATCCGTCCGCGCTGTCTTCCGGCGCTGTCTGGTAGAAAACGGCCGGCCCTCCGTTGAATCGTGCCAGTCGGTCAGCGGGCCCCTCTGACCCTGTCAGCCTGCTGTAAATCAGGTCTTCCAACGTGTTCATGTATCGTCCTCCGATTCAGGCGGGTCCTCCGGTTCCTCCTCTGGCGGCTCTTCCGGCGTCGGTTCCTGGTTGGTTGTTTCCAAGTCGGAAGACCACCGGATAGTCCATAGTCCTGCGGCTACTTCTGCCGCGGCGATAGGGAAGTAGTTCGATACATTCCCGAGGCCGGGCAAAAACAGGACGACCAGGCGTTCCTTGCTAATCGAAGTCAGTAGGCCGTTGCGCGGCTCCGGCCAGGTGTGATACTGTGCCCGGACAAGGTCACCCTTGTGGACGGCTGTTTGGTCGAAGGCTTTGATACTGCTCTCCAGCAAAAGAGGCATGGTTTTCCTCCTTCCTTCACTTGCTTAAATAGGGTTTCTGGTAAATGGCTGTTATCTCCGGGAGTGCCTTCTCAATGATTGGCTCCTCAAAAGGGCGCGGTGCAATGTGCCCGCCGCCCTCCTGGAGAATTGGGGCGTATTTAACGCCAGTCCAGATAGCCGGGTGGATTGTGACGGTTCCTCCGTCATTCTCCGATTGGGCCCTGGGCTGCCAGCTGCGGCGCAAGGTGCCGGATCGTACCGCCGGGGGTTCGCCCGGCGCGGAAGCCTGATAGGTGCCGTGTTTTGTGAACGGCTTCCTGTACATCTTCCCGCTGCGCTGCCCGCGCAATACTTCAAGCGATGCGTTTCGGAGCGCGTTCGCCGCCCTGTACCCTCTGGATTTGGCCTCCTGTGATATTTGGTTATAGAGGCCGTTTATCTCATTTTTCAGGTTTATCTCCATCGACATCGCTCCTCTCCTCCGCATAGTAAATCGTCCATAGGCCAAGTTCTCCAGGTTCGTCTACGCCCTGAATGTAAAAATAACGTCCCCCGTGGACAATGCGGTCTCCTGCTTCCGCCTGCGGCCTGCCTTTTTGGGTAATGGTGTGAGTGATTGGGTGGTCCAGGTGCTTGAAGCGCTCTATTTCCGTCGGCTTTGCCTCCGCCAGAACGGCGAGGATGTGCGCGGCTCCCTCCTTGCCGTAGGTGCTGGCAGTGCGGCCTCTGGCGGTGGTTGTGACGCTTTTCTTCTCCACCCAAAAATCCTTGAATAGATTTCCGGGTCTAAGGTAGAACATTCCGTCTCCTCCTCCCGCCTCCGTCGCAGTCGTGGTTGTCGTGCATACCTTCGTGGAAATAGTGGTTTTTGCTGATGGCCTGCGCGTTCGCGCTGGGGACTGCCATCATGGCGTCCTCTTCCTTCAGGTCATCATACATGGCCTTCCAGTCTGCTGCCCTCTGGCGGAGAGAGAGGGATAGCGGGCCGACTTTCGTGTCTACCTCGTACATAAACCGAACAACGATGCTGTAGAGAAGGGCCAGCTTCGCCTTGCGCCATTTCTTTGGGTAGAGGTCAAGCATCGCCTGATATTCTTCGTCGGTCAGGGCACAGGTCTCCTCTGCACCCTCCACCATCGTGTCGCCCAATTCAAAGCGCATCCGGTCTTTTCCGTTCTCCGTTATTTTGGACGGGTCATAGGTGAACGTCTTCATCAGCTGTCACCCTGCCCCTCCGCTTCTGCCTCTTCGTATCCCTCCGGCATATCCTCCGGTACCTCTCCGCCCAGCTCTTCCGCCCTGTCCTGCGCTGCTGCCTTGACGGTCTTGCGGCTGTCCAAGGCATGAATCAGGATCAAGGCGGTTTCGTCGGTCATGGTCTTGATGGCTTCGATGCCTGCCTCTGCGGTTAGCTGAAGATTGCAGGCTGCTGTTATGATGCTCTCCGGCGTCGCCACAACCTCGAATACGCCGCCGTCACGAGTGAGCGGGATAACAATGGGGGCTGGCTCTCCCGGCTCTTCCTGCGGCGTTTCTGTTGGCTCCTGGGCCTGTTCTGCCTGCGCCGCGATATAGCCCTGGTTTGTCAGTGCCCGGACGCGGCTGGGAAGAACGGCTTCGGCTGGGATATGCTCTCCCGGCTGGTAGGAGAAGCCGGAAAGCGTCAGTGCTTTTGTGCAAATATAGCCGTTCATACAGCCCTCCTTACACGCAATTCTTGAAAAATATAGCCAGGTCGTCCGCGGTCTTTCTCATGTCGGTGGACATCATGCCTTCCACAAATTCGGTGTGAGTACCCTTTTCCCCGTCGTACTGATCGAAGGCGACGTAGTTGCCGTTGCCCAGCATATCCCAGGTGAAAATATACCCGGCGGAGGGTTCGTCGATGGCCGGGGTGGGGGTGGCGTAGCACAGGAGCGCGGCCTTGGTGTCACAGATGAACTCCATGTCCTCCGCCTGCCCTAAACCGGCGGCGTTATAGGTACTCTCCAGAATCTTGATCTGCTCAACGCCGAAGAGCTGCGCCAGGACGGCGGGCGTTACGTTGGCGGGATTCGCCGTGGTGCCCGTGTATTTGACGCGCTCCAGAATGTCGGGGTGATTCTTCAGGGCCAGATAGGCGTCGTAGCCCAGGGCCAGACGGTTCGGCTTCCTGCGCCCGCTCTGCTTGATGTCCCGGATGCGTTCGTCGAAGAACTGGACTGGATCAAAGTTGGCGTCGCTGAATTTCAGGAACTGGCTGCCGGACGGGCTGGCTGCTACGCCGCTCCATTCCTGGCCCCATACGCCCGCCTGGAAAAAGTTTCTGGCGAAAATGATATCCTGGTGGAGAAGCATCTGCTCCGATGCAAAGCGTACCTTCGCCCGCCGTGGGTCTGCCACGCCGGGGGCCCTACTCCGGGTGTAGTCCTGCGTTGCGATCTGGTCGATGCCGACGATTACCTGGTCAACCTCACACTTGTATGTGTCGTCTGTCTGGCCGAAGATTGCGGGCTGCACCTTGCCATACGCGGGCTTCCGCTGCACGTTGTCGCGGGCCAGGTCTGCCTTGCTGAACTTGTAATAGTAGCTGCTGGACAGTGTGACGGGGCAAATGGGGAAAATGCTAGGGGCTACGAAATCGCCGGGGTTGGCGAAATAGGCCATCGACATATTGGTGAGGTAATTGTTTGGCTTCCAGCCCTTGGCGATCTGGCTCTGGATGCCTGCCGTGGTGCTTCTGATGTTCATGTTCTACTCCTTTCCTCTTAGGCCGCGTAACCGGCCTTGCAAATCTGGACGGAAATAATCTGATTCGCTGCGGTCGCCGTCTCCAGTGCCACAGCAAGGGCGAAGCTGCCTTTCTCCGCCTTTACCAGTTTTCCGTCTGCGTCGCTGGCGAGGAGGTCGCCTGCGTTTACAGCTGCGCCTACTTTCGCCAGGCCAATGTCCTTGACCTGGATGTGGACGTCTTCGCCCTGTTTCGGGCTCTCCGTCTCCGGGATCATGATCCCGATGGCTGCTGCGCCTGCTGTAGCTGCGGCCACGCCGTCCTTTGTCAGAACAGCAGCCAGAAAAGCGCCCTCTGTAATGTCTGCGGACGCCTTTGCTACGATGGTGGCGCTGTCGTTGATTCCTGTACCGTGATACATCTCTGCTCCTCCCTTCAATTACCGGTTGTTCTCATACTCATGTACAAGGTCAGGGTGCTGCTCACACGCCTTGTCCACGGCCTCCGCCCATGTCATATTGGGCGCGGATTTCTGGATGGTCTCTGCGTGTTTCTCAATCTGCGACCAGGCGTCGTCTGCCCCGCCTGCGCCAGCGTTGCCGCGCTTGCCAATCTCGGAGAACAGGCCGGATTTCTCCACCGCCTCCACACTGGCGTCCAGTACGGCGATCATCTGGCTGTAGGCGTCGCCGCCGGCCGCCTTCAGGCTTTTCAGCGTAGGCACCAATTCTTCCGGCGTCTTCCCGATGATGGCGTACTTCTTGGCGACCTCCTGAAGCTCCCGCTCCTCCGCTGCGTCCGCCTGCTTCCGCAAACGTTCCAGCTCCGCCCTCACGGCGGGGTGGAGGCCCTTGTAGATGTCCTCTCCGCCCTCCGGTGCGGCGGCCGGCGCGGCGGGCTCCTGAATGCTCTTGATTGTGGGCTCCGGCGCAGGTGCTGCGGATGCGGGGTCGCCGCCTGCAGCGGGTTCGTCGGGAATGCCGGCCTTTTTCTCGATGGCCTCCAGAGCGGCCAGCTCCTCCGAGGTCAGTTTGCTCTTGTCGATTTTCATGTCGTCACTGTCTCCTTCCTTTTTGGTGGGTTCCTGTTCCCCATCGTCCGGGGGTGTTTCCGGTTCTTCTTCCGGTTCTGCGGGCTCTGCCTTTGCGATCATGTCTCCGAGGCGTTCGTGTGTACGCTTGGCGAGTTCCAGGCGTTCCGGCGCAATGGTGGGCTGCTCTTTGATGATCCTGGCTGGCGTTCCCTCCACCCATTTCGGTATAGCTGCCTTTACGGCGGTGACGAACTCCTCGACGCTCTTCTCCATTTGCTGGGCCTTGTCTGCGGTGTCGTCGTCCCAAAAGATTGAGCAGAGGCTATCCTGGAGCATATAGCAATAGTCCCATATTTCGTCTGCCGCCCTGCGCTTCTGCCGCTGGGCCAGCTTTTCGTCAAAGGTCACGGCGTCCTTCTCTACGGCTTCCAGCGTGGCGTCTAAGTCGTCGTCGCTTATGCCGACCATCTTGGCTATGTTAGTCAGGAACCGCTTCAGGACGCCCGGTGTGCCGGTCGCCGCCCGTTCTTCCTGCTGTGCAGGCTCCTGCGGGTCGCCATCCTTGCGCTTGAAAAGAAGCACGTCGGCCCGTTTGTTGTCGCCTGCGTCCACGAAGTCTACCTTTGTCACTTCGAGGCCCTTCAGTTTTGTGGGCACTGGCTTTCCTCCTTCCTTCGTGATTATAAACAGAAAAGCACCGGGCGCCCGGTGCTTTTCGGCTTACCTTGTGAGTGGTTGTTTCCAAAAATGCAATAACCACTTTTTAATCCTCTATTTCCTCCCGAATTGCGGTTCCTTCGATGCTGAACATTGGATAAGTGCCGTCTTTTACCTTGCCCCATACGTCGTCGTCGGTGACTTTGAATCCAATCCACCAGCCGACGGGCAGGATGCCGTCCGGGATGCCGAGGGCCTGCTGCTTCTCCTTGCTGAAGACCATACTCTCTACCAAGACGGCGCAACCGCCCCGCTCGTGCATTTCTCCGCCTTCGCGGTACAGCTCGACAAATTGGTATGCGGCAGCTTCCAGTTCCTCTGTCTCCAGTTGGTCGCCGGAGTGATCCTCTGTCTGCTGCCCTGCTTCGTCCTGGGAAACGTAGGCCCATCCAAAGGCGAGGTGCCTGTCTTCGTCCGCCTTCTTGATGGAAAATCGACCGGAAATTGTGCCGGAGGTATTTTTCACTCCGGCGGGCTGCCGGCCGGCCAGCTCGTTAAAGGTAAACATAGATTCACTCCTTCCTCCGGCGCAAAAAAGCCGCCTCGCTGGCGGCTCTGCTGCTGCTCTATTGTCCGAACGGGAAACCGAATCGGTTTCTATACCATTCGTGAAGGTCTGCTGTAGTGCTGATTTTAGCTGCTATGATTTCTCCTTGCTCGATATGCTTGTATACCCAGCGGCGGAAGTCCTCAATGGTCAGCTCCTTAAACGTCCATTCTCCGATGGGGCCAGTCCGGTCGGAACGGAACACAAAGCCGCCGTCGGTCTCGCTAACAATTTCGCCTTTTAGCGCGTGCCCGTGTATGCTGTCGAAATACCATAGCTCCCGCCGGTCTTCCCCCTGGGCTTTGTGCATATGGCAATCCATAGCGAGGCCGGTATATTTCGGCTCATCCGCTTTGCGGTAGTAGTATACTTTCCTGCGGTCGATCATATTTCGTTCCCCACTTTCACAAAGTCCTCTATCGGGACGCCGTTTACTTCCGTGATTCCTGCGTTCTTCATTTTGCCCAGGAGTGTGGCGCGTCTGCTTTCGTCCGGGCATAGGATTCCGGTAAATTGTTCCTTTGGTATGCCATGGCGGAACATGATTTCATTACCGTTTTTGTACCTTGTCGCCATATCGGATATGAATTGTGTGGCAGATTTACGCCCTGAAAGTTGGTCAGCCCTGCTTTCTCCAAAGTTGTCGAAACTGTAAGCATACCAGTCTGTGCGCTCCATTACTTCGGGGCTAATGATGATTCGATATCCGTTTCCAAGAAAGCAGTTATCGAAGCGCGGCTGCGGCCCGCTCCTCATCTTGACGCCGATGCGAGTGAATACATTGTCGCTTCCACCGGTTCCCATATCGTCAGCCGGGCTTGCTCCTCCCAGGTCCAGGCCGTATTGGCAGCGCGTATTGGTGGACATGAATCCAGGCCCCTGCAAAATAGCGACAACGGAATCGTCTCTGCTGACGCCCGCCCAAACGTAGCGGAGGCCGGCCTTTTTGTACTCCTTGGCGACGCCCTCCTCCACAAGTGTCTGGTATCCGTTGAATACGGTCTTTGGCTTCAACCGTGCCAGCCGCTTCTCCAGCCCCTCTTCTTTCACAATCGCGTTTAGTTTATCAGTTAATGCCTTTCCTGTCAAACCGTCCAATTCTGAAACCCTTCCAGGAGCATTCTGCCATATCAGGCGGGCTTTCTTGTAGTCGTCCGCTGCTTCCTTCGTTGGTGTGGCAGCGAGGTCCGAAAGGCCGAGGCTGTCTAATATGCCCTTTGCCGTCGCTGCGTCTGCCGTGCCGTTCCCCGTGTCTTTGACGCGGATTCTAACGAACCCCTTCCAGCCTTGATACTGCTGGTAGCCCTTATGAACATAAAGCTCCAGCGTGTTTCCTGCGTCCTCCAGGACGCGGGTGTTGATGGAAACTCCGTTCATGACAATTGAAACGTTGGACATAAGGGACAGGGTGTCGTCCGCCTTCTCGAATACAAGGTTGCGGGCGTCCCCCTGCGTTTTCAAGACGTCCCACGTTTTTGACCAGGTGGCCTCGCTCAATTTCCCGGTCAGCTCATAGACCGCTGCTCCGTCTATGGTTACTTTGCGGGCGGTTAGGTTCAGGCCCTCCACCATGTTCCTGTCGCTATAGACTGGGACGCCTATGCGCTGCGTCGGGATCACGCTGAAGTCTTTGAACAGGTCGCCCGCTGCCAAGACGCCCTTTGGGGCTGTTGGCCCCTTTCCGGCCATGCGCTGTGCCCGCGTTGCCTCCAGATTCAGGAGCTTAGCCTTGGTCTGTGCGCTTATCTCTGCGGCCTTCACGGGGTCTGCCACCGCTTGGACAAGCTGCGCCTTGGAAAATTTGTTGTAGTATGCGATCCCCTTCTGCTTTGCCAGCTGCTTCAGCTCTGATACGTTCATCTGCTTCAGAACATCCGGCGTATGGACGACGGCGGCGAGGGGCTGCTTTACATGAGCCTTTAGTTCATCGGCCCATATGAAGGTCTGCTTCTTCCCGGTACGCTCCGTCAGGAGGTCGGAATAGAATTGCCGGTAGGTTTCGCGGAGGTTGGCTTTTCGCTCCACTATCGCGTCCAGCAGCTTCTCCGCCTCTGGGCCCTTCCCATGTAGGGCCTCTGCGTAGCTCCTGAAAATCTCCCGATATTCGTTGTCTGATACGGCCTCTACGCGCTTGATGTATGTGAGGGTGTCTTGGAGGTTTAGGTCTATTTCCCCCTTGGCGAAACGGCGGTACATCGTGTTATAGATAGGCTCCGTTTCCCCATACCCTTTGTTCGGATGGAAGGCATAGCTCATGGACTTGGCGGCGTCTTTCCCTATGTACTTGAACGCCTGCTCCTTGTCAATGCCGATGATCTCTCCCGTGCTGCTGGTGACGAAGTTTCCGCCGTGACTGTCGAAGTTCCCCAGGAGCCAGTCTGTGACGTGTTCCCGCTGGAACTGTGCGGCTGCTCCTGCTGGGAGCTGTGCGCTGCCATACTGCCACGCCTTGTAGTCTGTCGCATTCTCCAGTGTGTCGATTTTCTTCTGGAATGCTCCAAACTTTCCATCAAGAGTGCCGACGCCGACTGGTACGGCTGTATCTGGGTTTACTATAGCCTGTACCTTATAGCCTGCCTCCTGGACATACGCTCGGAACGGCTCCGGGGTTCCACTCTTGCTTTGGGCTGGTTTGAATAGCCATGCTTGCCCGCTGGCGTCCTTGTATGCGATCATTTCTCCGGTTCCGCCCATATTGGCGTGTCCCTGGCTCTTCATCCCCGGCGGAACTGCTAGGCTTTTCGGTACCGCCGGAGCGGGAGGCTCCGGTATGCTTGGCGGCTGCTGGCCCCACGCCGGGACTTGCCCCGCCTGCGGTTCCTGTGGGATGATTGGCGGTTCGATCTCCCTGTATCCTACGGCGCACCGGCAGCGCGGATGTGCTGGCGGCGTCGATTTCTGCCCGCCATATAGGGACTTCCCCTTGAAGTTGAATTCATCCTCCATGCCGATCTCTTCGCCCTCCAGGGCTTGGCATATGTCGCATACATCGGTATCAAGCGCGGTACTCCAATAGCGGACGCTCTTTCCCATGTATCCCTGCTGGATGGCCTGCTTCACTCCGTCGTCCTGCCCTTTGTTGAAGGCGAACGCCAGCTCTGTCGTGGCTATTGTGTAGGCCCTCTGCCGGTGCTGTCTGGCGGCGTATTTATAGGCGGCGTCCTGGGCCCTTTTGGTCGCCGTCTCCTCCTTTATTTTCGGGTTGTTCTGGAGGAGGGTGTTTTTTACGTTTTGGAAATACTTCAGGTTGGCGTTCGCCTGCGGCTTTGTAAGGCCAATGGTCGGGCGTATGGCGCGGGATAGTTCGTCTACTGTCCAGGCCCCTGTAGAGGCGTGGTCAATCATCGCCGTTATGGCTTCTCGCTGTTCGTCGCTGATTACCGTTACCCATTCGGCTCCGTGTGTAGAAGTCCAGTTGCGGATACCCTCTGCCATTGGGTCGAAGAAAAAATCAGGGTGATCCGCCATCAACTGTGCGGCCCCTGCTTCCATCGCGTCCATCCATATCGGCTTTAGCTTGTCGCTGACGAAATTGGCATAATCGTTCTGCCATGCCGCCAGCGTCTTTTCGTCCATGTGCCCGCTCTCTATAGCCTCCCGAAGTTCTTTATAGGTCACGGCCTGCTGTTGGTCGTCCCATAGGCGGGTAAGCCAATAGACGGGCTCCGGCTCCGCGGCGTTTAGAAATGCGTTCAGCCGGTCGAGTGCGTCCTGGGCTGCCTTGCTCTTGGCTTTGTGTAGGGGGTATGCGATCCTGCGGTACGACTTCACGATTGGTCTCCTGCGGAACATCAACTCTCCCTCCCAAGACGCTTTTTCGCGGCTTCCACGGCCTTTTCATCGTCCTCTGGCAGTTCTTCCTTCCCGCTTCCTTTTTCGCCCGCTGCGGGCTTTCCTGCGCCGTCTCCGCCCTCTTCCTGCGTTTCCTGCTGCTGGCGTTCCTGGTTTCGCTGGTTGAGTTGCGTTCCGTAGTCCCCGACGCGCTCCGGGAGGCCGCCTGCTTCTCGGATATAGTCCTCTATTCCTTCGTCCGGTATCAGGATGCCGGCGCCGGTCATGTCCTTTATGAACGTGCCCAGGGCGGCAAGGTCGGGCCCTTCGACGTCCCCGTGCGTCAAATACGGGTAGTCGGTGATCCCTTTGAAGTGGTCGCCGTTCAGGTCTATTAGCTGCGGTATGGCCTGGTTGTTGAAAACCTCACAAATCATGTCCAGGTATGCGCCGATAGCCATGCTGAACAGCTCCGTCTTGTCGCTGGACAATGCCCAGCTCCCTGTGTTCTGGTGTCCCAGGAGAACGAAGTCGGCCAGGACGGTCATAGCCATGCGAGTGTCGTATCGCTCGATTATGGCGTTGGTATCGAACTGCCGGCGCCCGCCGGTGGATAGCAGCTCCAGTTTCCAGTTGAAGGGGACGACTACTCCCTCCATGCTGTCCCGGCGTATGTTCTGCACCAGGAGTTCTGCTGCTGCTCTGACGCTGACCATCTCCGGGTCGTCGTCGTCCCATATGTTCATACCTTCTGGTGCGGTCAGGGTGGGGAAGCCCGCCAGGTCTCTTTCCACGCCGATTCCCTCTATCTCCTGTATGCGGCGCTTGAAGTACCAGTCTCGGTAGGCGTTGCGGAGGATGCTGCGGCCCTCGGGGTTCCCCTTCCTGCTCTTGGTACGGAAGAGAAGCAGTTTCTCCGCCGGTATTTCGATAAGGCCAAAGTCTGGCGGCGGCATCTGTACCATGCTCACCAGATTGTCCCTGTCGTCATATCGCCATTCATAAAGCGTCTCCTGTGCCCGGATGGGGAGCTTCTGCCAGCCGATCAGGCCGTCTTCGTACTTGCTGCGGAGGCGGAGGTCTCTGTTCCGGCCACACCGCCGCTTGTATACGATTTCGTGTGCGCTCCATCCGAAGGTCAGGAAGGACAGAATTTCGCTGATGGTATCTGTCCATGTATCCTGCATATCGTCCCGGCAACCGTCCACGAACTCCGCCGCCTCCTTGTCCTTGGCGTTGTCTCCGCCGGGCTGGACACTCCATGTAGCCTGCCGGATAAGAAGCTCTACGGCGAACAGGATCGCGCCCACGATATCGTCGTTCTCGCTCATTTCCCGGAACGCCTCTATGCCTCTCCGGCCCTGCAGCTCCTTTAGGAACTCTTCGTAGAAAATGCCGCCATATCTTTTTTGCCCGAGGCGGCCGAGTTCTTTTAGGCTTGCCATTCGGTTCTCCTTTCTGCGGGTTGGTATAGCAAAAGCGCCGGGGATCCCCCGGCGCTCCTGTTAGCGGGTTATTTTCGCAGTATCTCCTCCGGCGGCTTGCCGGAACAAATACGGCCTCTGATTGTTTCATATGGGATGCCGGTCAACCTTGCCCACTCTGCCGCGCCGTGGGTCTCTCCGTCCAGCGTGATGTAGTGCTTTGCTTTCCTGCCCTGCCCACGATTTCTCCTTGCTCCCCATCGGCAATTCTCCGGTGTGTAGCCATGTTCCTTGTGGTATCGGAGGAGTAGCTTTGTATCATCGTAGCCGTTGGCCAGAGACCACGTCTCGAACTCTGCGGGGTCTTTCCTCCACGGCTGATATGCTGCCGGATTCCCCTGTATGAACCGCTCCCATAGGCGGCGGAGCCTGGTTTTCACTCCGGCAGCTCCTCTACCATCGCCGTGAAATACAGATGGGTGGCCTCCTGGAAGTCTTTAGCTGTAATCAGGATAGCGGTCGCTCCATCCTCTGCCTGCTTTCTAAAAATGCCGGGTGTCTGATCTTGGCCGATGGTAATAAAAATTCTGGCGGTGTTCATTGTGTTTTCCTCCTTATCATCTTGACAGGAGGGCCGCCCGCTGATATTATTTGATTGTCGGCGGGCTTTGTGCCCTCTGAATTATGAGCAGTCGCTTGTCTCTTGGTCGGGAGGGCGGCTGCTCTCTTTCTTTCCCGCCTGCGCCCGTGCCACCTCCCTCCTGGCGCTTTGGGGAATTATATCATGTTTTGGCGTCCCGAATCGGGACGTCCTTTTTAATCGTCGGTGTTTTCGATGTATTTTCCGTCGCTAAAGTTGAAATACCGGATGTCCGTGTCGTCGCCATCCTCTACGGTGCCGCCTTCTTTTTTGTCCACATAGCCGTACTCCAGATAGTACCCGCTCATGGATGTCATGCAGTAGAGGCCGGTTCCGTCGTCGAAAAAGATATTGAACCAGTTATAGTCCTCCTCCGATATCTCCGACAGGTAACTTTGCAGCTCTTGGTCTGTGACGCCCTTCAGGAAATCCTTCGTCGTCTCTATGAACGCCCATGTCCCGATTCGTTCGGTGTTGAATCCGTTCATCACGGGTCGGGTCTGGACTGGGATGTCTGCGATTGAGTTTTTCGGCTTTGTCACGGGCTCCTCCTTTTTCGGCTGCTCCTCTGGCTTTTTCTCCGGTTCCTTCTGCTGCGGCTCCTGCTTTGGTTCTGCTGGCTCTTGTGCCGCTGGTGCGGGTTCCGGCTCTGTCTTATCTTGCGGGGTGACGACTGGCTCCACAACCGGCTCTGGCTCTGGTTCTTTTTCCGTCTCCTCTTCCGGTTCCACCGTGGGTCCGTCCGATGCTGGCTCTTTCTCCGGCGTCTGCGCGGGCTCCAAGGTTTCCGGTTGCCGGTCTTCTTTTGGCGCGGGCTCCGGTAGGTCTGTGAGCAGCATCGTCACAAAGAACCCAACGAGGCATATCGGAAGTGCTATGGCTGCCCGCTTGAATACCCGCGGGGCCTTGCTGGGCTTTTTCCGGGCTTTGGCGATCAGTGCTGCGATTCCTGCCGCTGCCGCGATGGCTGCTGCTACTGGGATGGCGATGGTGAACAGTGCTAAAAGTGCGATCATGGTCTTTCTCTCCTTTTTCGTTGTTGGTGGTGGCATCCCCATTGTAATGGAATCCCCTTTTTAAGGCAATAGGCACTTTGTCCCCACTCGACAACCGCCCAAGAAAAGCCCACGCTTCGCCCAATAGTATATAGGGTACCAGTAATAGGTAATAGGTAATAGGGTTAAGGGAAAAACTGTCAGTGTGCTAGTATGGTGCTAGTACTGTGCAAGTCCGATACAAGCACCGTGCTTGTCTGGTGCTTATCTGGTGTTCGCCCTGTTCTTTCCTGGTTATTTGCGCCAGTAACTTTCTTTCGCAAGGGTTCCCATTTCCCGCGGCGGGCCTGTGGTGGACGGCTTATCCATAAGGTAGAGTATGCCTTGCACCAGGGCGTCGGTGGTGTCCTTGAAGGTTCCCTTTGGGAATATCAGCAGGTCCCGGATCAGGTCGTTTACCCAGGGGGCCTCTTTGGGGTCTGGAAACCATATGTTCCCGGCCTCAAAGTAGGGGGTGACGGATATTGCCCGCTCCTCCTTGCTTCCACGCGGGTTAAACTCTACCATTCCGGGAATCTCTTTTTTCAGCAGGTCTACGATGGCGGGGCCGTTGGCCTTGTTCTCGACTACCTTCGCCCGCGCCTTTTTCCACTTCCCGGAGAGGCGGCGGACGGCTGCTACGCTTTCGGTGAAGGTCATTTTATCGTTCTCCAGGTCGAGGATGTATATGTTGCTCCCGGCCCGCGCCATGACGAATCCGGCCACTTTTGCGCTGCCCTCGCTCTTGGTGAAGGCCATGTCCCAGGACTGTATTATCATACTTAGGTGCGGGAGAGACTTCTGTGTGAAGGTCTGGTTCATCCACTCCCGCTTGAATATGATTCCTTCTGCTGGCGCCGGCGTCTGCTGGAACTGTCCGGCGTACTGCGTGGAGCCCATGCTTTTCTTCAGTCCCTGGAGGACGGTCTTGTCGAAGCGGGCTGGGTTCAGGAGGTCGCCTGGCTCCCGGACGACTTCCCGCTTGCTGATGGGGTAGGTGACGACAGTGCGTTCCTCCGCTTCTGCCGGAAGGCACAGGTGTGTGTATCCGATGCCCTCCGAGAGAACGTAACCGGTGAGGTCGTTTTCGTGCAGGCGCTGCATTATGATTATGATTGCGCCGTTTTTCGGGTCGTTCAGACGGGTTTGCAGGGTATTCTTGAAAAAGTTTATACTGTTCTGCCGCTCCGTCTCACTGTTCGCCATGAGGGGGTTCTGCGGGTCGTCGATGATGATAACGTCGCCGCCTTCTCCGGTCAGGGCTCCTCCGACGCTGGTGGACATCATCATGCCCTGGTGATCGTTTCGGAATTCGTTCTGCCGGTTCACGTCGTCCTTCAGGTGGAAGCGGTCCCCCCAATTCTCCTGATACCAAAGGCTGCGGATGATGTCACGGGATAGGATGTTGTGCTTGCGGGATAGGTTGTCGGAATAGCTGACTTTTATAAATCTCTTCTCCGGCGATTTCAGCCATGTCCATACCGGGTAGCTAACGGTTGCGTGTATGCTCTTCATGTGCCGTGGCGGTATGTTTATAATCAGGCGGAGGATTTGCCCTATATTTACGGCCTGTAGGTACTCGCTGATAAGGTCGGTGTGCCAGTTCTCAATGTAGGTGGTGCCGGGCTCTATGACCGGCCAGGCTTGGCGGATGAACTCGGAAAGGCTGCGCTCCGCCTTCTCCCTCTGGATGGCGCTGCGCAGCTTCGCCGGGTTAAACGCCGGGCTCTGGATGTAGTTTGCTAAGTAGCTGTTCAAGGTTGCCCAGCTCCTCGTCAGAAAGTGAGGAAAGGTCGATGCTGTTGGTCTGCGCGACGGATATGGCTCCGGTGTGGCTGTGCTGGATTTTGGCCTCTCCGCCTATTTCCTGACGCTCCGTACTCTCTCCCCGGCTCAACCGTTCTATTTTCACACCAACGTCAACGAGGCGAACGAGGTCTGCTGCGCTTATGTCCTTATCCTGGAGGGTGAGGAGGCGGCCGAACGCCTTCTTTATCATCTGCGCGGCGAGGAGGGCGTGGGTTTCGTGCATTTTCATGATCTCCGCTTCTCCCTTCTCCCTCATGCGCCGGAGGATATAGAGGTCGTAGGCTTCGCACCGCTCCACCCATCGGAATTTTGAGCTTATGACTTCGAGGCTCTGGCGTTTTATGCCCAGTTTTCGGGCCAGGGCGCGGATGCTGCGCTCCTTCCCGATTTCTGGCTCCGGGAGGGCGCCGTCTGGAATCCTGCCGTCTTCTCCGGTGCGTGGCGGTTTGTAGCGCATATCCCGGTAGGCACAGAACCGTTCGTAGTTCCTGATATTTTCTCCTTCCATGCGCTCCCATAGCTCTGCGCCCTGCTCCTTTGGCCTCTGCTTTTTTGGCATGATTGGCATCCTCCTTCCTAAAAAGATACGCGGGGGACGTATCCCCCGCGTGGTTATGGGCTATTCTGCTTCCCTGTATGGTTCCCCCAGGAGTTCCCGCAAGAGGGCGGCGTTGTCTGCTGTGTCCAGGTCTTCCGCAGTCTCCGGGACGCCGATAGCGTCCGAGGCGGTCTCCGGGCTGCCGTTGGCGAACACAAGAACCTTCTGGTGCGCCTGGGCCAGTTTCCCGGCTCCTGCCTGGAGGAATGAGGTGTTGTCTTGATCCTCTGCCTCCGGGTCTTCCTGGCGGAAGGCTGCGCTCTGCGTGGGGTCTCCGTTGCAAAAGACAAGGACGTTCTGGTGCGCCTTCCCCAGTTTCCGGCTGTTGGTGAACTGCTTCCCGGCGCGGATGGGGAGGCTCCCGAACGATGTAATCAGGATGGCTTCGTTGTATAGCTTCAGGCCCGCGTCCTGAAATGCCGCTATGGTGTCGCTGATGAAGTTCCTGTAAAACCCCTTGCTGTCCCGTATGTCCCCGACGACGATGCAGGCGAAGCGGTCTGGCTTCAGCATGGCAGACGCCTGGGCTATAATATTCCGGTATAGAGAAAGAAACTCTGGATAGTCCTTGTTCGATAGGTCTTCCGGTTTGTTGCTGTAGACTTCCAGGTCTGCGTATGGCGGGCAGGTGAACAGAAGGTCGTACTGTCCGGGGGCTAGGTCCCTGATGTGAGTGCTGTCTCCGTTTATCCAGGTGGGTGGGGTGACGATATAGGCGTCCGCGCTCTCCGCGAGGACGCTTTCGTGTGTTATCTCCTCCCAGTTGGAGACGTTGGCCTCTACCTGTCGGCCTGATAAGTCCACGCCGGTGTAGCGTCTGCCTGTTAGGGCTGCGACGATACCGCGGACGCTTCCTCCTGCGAACGGGTCTATGATGCTCCCGCCCTGCGGGCAGAACCAGCGGTAGGCGATTTCACAGAGTACCGGGTCAAATATTGACGTGCCGCCCTGCGCCATTACTTCCGGGAACAGTTCCGTGAACTCCTCCCAGGATATCTTCTGCCCGATTTTCGTTTCGTATTCGTTTTTTGCTGCGTAGACGGCCGGCGGCTGGCTGCTGCGGGCGTAAGTGAGGCCGCTTTTGGTTTTGTCGTCGTCTGCTCCGCGGCCTACCTCCGAGCGGATGCCTAATGCCTTCCACGCCTTCTTCCTCTCCGCCCAAAATCCGCCGCGGGCGTCCAGGATCGTGAAGGGTGAAATTAAAAATTTCTGCTGTAGTGTGAGGCGGGCTGCCGCCTTCTCCGCTTCTGCGTCGGCTCCGGCTGCCGCCTTCTCCAGCATTTCCCGGATGGTATCGGCGGAGAATCCGGTCATTTCCGGGTCTATTCCGTCGGTATTGGCGTCTAGCTCCTGGAGGAGTTCCAGGATTGATTTTTCGTCCAGGACTGCCAGCTCTGCGATACGGTTGTCCGCGATCAGGTCGGACATTTCCGCGCTGTCGCTCTCATAGTCCTGGTACTCTATGGGTGCGTATTTGCCGCCGGTCTTGTATCCTGCTTCCCGCCTGGCGTGTCCTTTGACAATCATGCCGCTGCGCCTGCTGACGGTGATTGGGGCCCGCCATCCCTGCCCCTGGATGATCTTCGCCAGGAGGTCGAGCTGGGCGTCCGGGTGCTTGTTTGGGTTCCGGGGGTTCGGCTTCAGAGTGTCCAACTCCACGATGTCGTCGTAGGCGCAGAAAATGTTGAAGCCGTCCGGCGTGGTGGCCCGTGGCTGGGCCTGTGTGGCGGTGTCGTTCTTGCTCATTTCCAATCCTCCACGATATTATTTTAGCACATCAAGAATGATTTGTCAGTGACGGATTTGTGACAAGATGGTCTGTCCCACTCCGCTTTCTATTTAGTCCATTTTTATTCCGTCAATTCCAAAAATAAGAGCCGTTATCGGTTTTATTGCTATGTTTATATCCCTATACACGGTGCGCCGGTCTACTCCAAAAGTGACAGAGATTTCGTTGACACTCTTTTTGGGTTCGTCTATGTAGGTAGCTTTCAGGATGTTAAAACGCCGGAGGTCTTCCGGGCTGTCGCTTTGTTCGCAGATGGCCCTATAGCACTCCAGCATTCTGTCTATATGCCGGATGATGATGGCGGTGCGCTGCTGGCTCTTCCTGATACTCTCTATGCGCATGGTATCGTTATAGTCGATGTTTTCAAATTCATCCAGGATGCCGGAGACGCTTTCTTTCGCCTGCGCTCCTGTGCTTATCCCTTCCGCGACGTGTTCCTTGAACCAGCGGTAGTTCTTCAGGAGGAGGCGGGTATTGTAGAGCCGCCGGTCATAGCGATCCTTCTTGGCCTTCTGCCGCTGCGCCTCTATCTGCTCCAATCCGGCCTTCACTCCTGCTTCCACGCCCTGTTGAACGGCCCGCTCAATAACTGCTGGTGCGATAGCTGCGTACAGCCGGCCGACGGCTCCTGTATTTTCTGTGCTGTTCATGGTCGCTTCCTCCTCCTGCTGTTTTATCCTCTGCGCCGGTTCCTGCGGCTCCTGATACGGGAGCGGGCCTCCGGCGGCTTCTTGGTGATAATGCGATAGGACCGGGGCACCGCCCGGACGGCCCTCACGGGCCGCACAGGCGGTTTCCTGCTGCTTGGTTGTGTCTTTATACTCTCTTCCTGCTCCGTGGCCCACAGGGCCTCTAACAGCGCCGACAGCGTATCGAAGTCGCCGCCCGCTCTTCCCGCGCCTCCTATCGCCTCCATGATTGACCGCGTCGCTTCGTCTGCGGCCTGGCTGAATATTTCCGCTGCGGCTCGGATGCGCTCCGCCTCCTCTGGCGGAATGATGTGTGTCGTTTTAATCATGGCCGCCCTTCTTTCCGTATATCAAATTAGTGTCACACACAATCTCATCAAACAGCCAATAGTGCATATCGCCGGTCAAACAGTTGTATGGGATTGGTTCATCCTTCACATCGTCGTAGCCTCCGGCGTTGCACCATGTATCGGTGTTGACGCTGGTTTGATTCCAGCCAACAGCGATGATCTCCGGGTCTGCGGCGATTTTCTCCAGGGCATCCGCCTGTTCTCCAAGGTTTGTCTCTCCTTGGTGATCTTCCCCCTCAAATGCCCGGAACGCTTCGATTACGCGGTGGAGGTCTTCTTTTTTTACAAGGCAATCGTCGAACGTGGTAAACAGAACTATGCGCTCGTGCAGCGGAATTTCCTGGTTATCTGCCAATGCCCAAATTTCGTGGGCAGGACTATCCCCTTTGCCAAGCGTCGGTGCCGTTCTCCGCGGCTTGAATCCGTTTTTGACCTCGATCTCCTCCGCCGTCATCCCTGGGTGGTACCAGTTGCACAGTTTCACATATTCCGGGATATACGGCGGAAGGTGTCTCTCCTCCATTATATTCCAGACACTCATGGCTCCGCGCCATGCGTTATGAACCTCGGCAGCGAAGTGGGCGTTTCCGTCCATGTCGAAGGAATAAATCTCTGTGTAGCTCATTTTCGTCACTCCTTTTTCGTTTTCAACTGCTTTGCCCACCTCTGCTTATATTCCGCTGGTGGCTCCTTCTTTGGAAACATGGTTATCTGTGTGGGCCGGTCTGCATAACGCTGCGCGTTCCAGTGTGGTTTCCCGGCTTTTGCTGCTTCCATTATCCACCCTGCGGCCCGGAGGCTTGTTCCTGGTTCACTCTGCAAAATGAAAGTGATAATCTTTGCGTAGCCCTCCCGCTTCGCCCTGCGAGCCGCTGCCGCATAGAGGAAGGAGCAGGCGTTCCGTGTTCCGTCGGTGCAAAGGCGTGTGACCTCAAGGGTCTTTCCGTCGTCAAGTCTGCGGCCTGTTGGTCTCCCGACTACCGCCACCCCGCAGAGCCTCCCTCCCTTGTAGGCAGCAATGCTCCATTTGTGCCCGGTCGCTTTGTCGTGGTGCCGATGGTTCTGGACGACGTAGGCATTAGCTTCTCTAAGGGTTATCTGCCGTACTTCCAACGGCTCCCGCCTCCCTCCGTTCTGCATCGGCGCAGAAGTAATTCCGGTTAATTCGTCCATCGTATGGGTGGACTTCGCAGTCCCCGATCTCTCCGTAGTGGATGCAATCCCGGCATCGGACTATGGCGGCAATTCGCGGCTCCTCCGCCTTCTCCTCCTCCTGGTACTCCCGAATGCGCTTTTCCAACCGTTCCAGTTTCCGGGCCTTCTGCTGCTTGACTTCCTCCCGGCAATTATGTAGAACCTTCATCTGTCCCAGCATGATTTCGACGTCCGCTATCTCCTCCGCTATGGCGGCGCGGTTCTGCGCGCCTCTGGCCTCTTTGCATAGCTCCTTCTGAAGCTCGGACATCTCCTCGAATGCCATAAATGTCTGTGCTTCTTTCCCCCATGTCTCGATGGCCTCTGCATAAACCCTCTTCTGCCTAGCAAGTTGTTCTGTCGCTGCCTTTATCTGCTGCGCGGAAAGGCCGGCATCCTCGAATATCTTTAGATGTCCCCGGAGTTCCGAAAATGCCCACGCCGCTGTGTAGAGGGTCGCCACGATGCCCTCTATTGTGTCGATACCGTCAAACAGCGTCTCTGCGAGGCTGTTGTCTATGGCTTCGTCGCCGCTGGTGTCAATATCCAGGCCGTGTGTGTCTACGATCTCCCGCACATAGTCGTAGAGGCTCACATCAGGGTAGCTTGGCGCGGGGCCTCCGCCCCGCACCCATGTCTCACCGTCCTTGATGTAGAAGAGATTCAGTGCTGCTTCCATGTTGTCCTTCGGATTATCCGTTGTCAGCCTGTTCATTGTTTTCCTCCTTCATAGAATTGTCATTTGCGTGGGCGGCTCAAAATTCATCCACAGAATCTCCCGCCTTTTAGTGCAGTTCTGCGTTCTGGCGGTCACTTGATCTCTATGCCACCCCTGCAGGACGTCGTTGTATAGGTCGCTCTCATACCCAGAAATAATTACCGGCCCTTTGTGATACTTTAGTACCTCCAGGAGTTCCACGTGGTCTGCGTCCTCCATCTCATAGCGATACTGCTTGCCGTGCCTAGTTCCAAGAACGTATGGCGGGTCTGCGTAAATTAAGACATTGTGGAAATTGAACCGTGTAATCAGTTCCACCGCTGGGCGGTTTTCGATTTGCACTCCCCGGAGGCGTTCTGCCGCCTGCCGGATGATGTCCGGCACCTTGCACCAGCTTTTGGCGGCATATGCCGCTTCCCGTCCCTGCACATCGTTCTTCCATCCGACCTTCTCCCCGGTGATTCTGAATCCGTGTCCCATCATCATTCTGATGTAAAAGTCAACGGCCCTCTGGAGGCTGTCGGTTTCAGTGCGCTGTGCTGCCCAGGCTCTTTCGTAGACAGTCCTGGAATAAGGTGTCCAGTAGATTTCCTCCGCCAGCTGTTCCGGGTCCTTCCGTATCCATTCGAACAGATTGACGACATCTCCGTCCAGATCATTCACTGTCTCGATTGGGCTCCTGCTTTTGCTGAAAAGTACGGCGCCACTTCCAAAAAATGGCTCTAGGTAACTGTGGTGCGGCGGCATATGGCTGATGATCCAGCTTGCTATACCCCACTTTGCTCCTGGGTACTTTATCACAGCATTCATGTCGTCACCTTCTCGCCTTATCTTTTCAAATCATAGCGGATTTCCGGGAGGTAGTCATACCGCTGCTCGAACGGCTTAAATTCCGGGTTGCCCCGCATGATACGCCTGATTACTTCGTCTATCTTTGCCCTGCAATAGTCCGCCTCCGGACTTTTTGTGAGGGCGTCGAAGAAATAGTCGTACTTCTTGCCTACGCCCTTCATTATGCGGTCTATCCGCTCGTAACCGAATACGTCCTTACCCATAATTTCCGGGTCATTCGGGGTCATGACAAACATGTCTGTCATGTACTGCTGAAACGTCTGTCTGGTTGCTCTCTGGACTGCGATGTCCCGCGCCTCCCGCCGGGCAAGGTATCCGTTCCTATTCCCCATCACGTTCCCGTCCTTTCTTCCTTCTCGGGCACCACGGCGGCGACGACCTGGTGTAGCGGCCCGGTATTTGGCGAGTAAACCTTATGGGGTCGCTCTCCTCTGATCCCATACCGATTTCGCAAGCGTATGATATTCCGCGCTTCCCCTGTGGTGTAGGTGTTGCATATTTGCAACTCCTGCAATGCGGGATGTCAATGGGCTTCATAGGCTCCAGGCCGGCCGGAAACTGCTGAATCAGCTCTCCGCTCCATACAGCCCGAAGCTCCGCGCTTTCCTTCAGTAGAATGGGCGTGTCGCTCTGGCTGGCGTAGTCCGCCAGGCTCTTCAGCCACGCTTCTTGCGGTGCTACCTTTCCGATGCGCTGCCCGGTCTCTGCTCCTACGATGATCCAGTCCACATTCCCACCCGGAGCCCTTCCGAGGTCTATAGGACCCGCTATTGGCTCTATGCTGACGAACCGGTGGGCGATGGCTGGTAGGGATAGAAGCCTTCCTTGATCCTCCGTTCTGGTTATGGTTGTTCCATACCAGAAGTTCTCGCTGTGTGGAAGGAGCCCCTGCGCGTCCAGCTCCATATACCGCTGCGGGGATTTCGTGAGGAACATATAGTTATGCTGCGGTGCCGCCATGCAGGCGTCCATGACCTCTTTTATCCACAATGTCGGGATGGTTTTGTGGAAAAGGTCGCCCATGCTGCACACGAAAATGGTTGCGGGCTTCTTCTTCCTGGCTGGCATATCCAGACGGTAGCGGTGGAATGTCGGATCGAAGCCAGCCGGGAAAGCTATTGTTTTTCCGGCTTCGCTCTTGAACGGCTGCTCCAGTATGTAGAGACCGCTGCGTCCTGGCTCCCGCTTTATCTGCGGGGACGTTATGTTCAGTCGGACGTCCCCGCAGAACCGGCGGGCCTGCTTTTTCGCGTAGCAGTATGGGCACCCCGTCGGGCACCCCGTTACCGGATTCCACGTGAAATCGCACCAATCTATGTCGCTTTTATTCATCATGCGTTCTGCTCCTCTCTTACCAAAGGGCCAGGTTTTTCCCCTGCGTCCGCTCCTTCCAGGTAGTGTCCTCCAGGCGTTTCATAACGGAAAGTACAAGCCATTTCTGCGCTTCGTCTGTTAGCTGCCTGAATGCGCACTCCTTCTTCCTGCGGAGCCCTATGTAGCTTCCGGCGTGCAGGTACAGGATGATCCCGATATCCTCTGGCACCATATCCGCTACACTACCGTATAGCTCCTTTGGTATGATGTAATAATTGCAATTTCCAACAAAATTGTGCCCGTTTTTGCTCTTAAAATCGCTCTTTGTGACCTTTATCTCAAAACAGGTAATTAGGATGTCTGCGGTTCCCTGCTCCCGCACAAAACGGAATGGGCATCCCGATTCATCGCATAGTTCCGGCTTCTCTCCGATGCCATATCCAAGTTTGCAGTTTGCCCTCTCCTCGGGGCTCCCTGGGCCTCTGTTGCGTGTGGTCCCCCAGTGGCATATTCCGGTGCGGTGTATCCCTCCGAAGTATTCCTGTACCCGGATGCAATCTACCAGACCACCCTTAGTAGTTCCGCATACCGCTGGTACCTCGAAGGCGGTGTGGGTGCTGCGGAACTTATTGACGCGGATACCGCATACCTCGGAGGGGTGGTAGTACCGGACAGCCTTCTCTATAGCGAGGGTCATTTCTGTTTTAACCATGCTGCGCCTCCCTATATGAAATGTCATATATGGCCTGAAATATCGGGTAAAACTGCGCTGGGACTACGGCGTTTCCGAGGCATCTAAGTCTGTCCACCCGGTGGGGAATCCCATTAGCCACTCGACCCACGTCGGGTTCAACTGGCCACCAACCGAATCGTTCAGGTTCGACATCCCGTGCCCCTCCGCCTTCTTCCGGGCTATGTATTCCGGGCTGTGCGGCGGGAAGTAATCCCGCGCCTGCGGTGTCGGGAACATACCGGCCACCGTTGGTAAATCCGGGCCGCCCTGCCGTTTGTTTGGGCTTGGTCCCTTCCCGTCCCGCGCTGTTGGTGTAGGAAATAGTGCGGCTGCCGTCGCCAGTCCCATGCCTGCCTTTGGGCTGCTCCCTGGCCTGTTGTGGTTCCCGTTTACAGTTGGTGTCGGCCATAGTCCACGTTCTACCATGCGGACTTGATGCTCCAATCCGACCTGCCTCTTCTTCCCGTCCGGCATTTTCCCCGTCGGGCTCATATCCTGCGGGTTTACCCTCCCGCCGTTTGGCACGCTGGGTGTATGCCACAATGGCGACGCGGTCTCTCCGGTGCGGGGCATCGACACCGCAAGCCGGAATAATAAATGCCCTTGTTTGGTAACCCTGTCCTTCCAGGTCAGAAAGCACCGTGTCGAGTGCCATGCTGACGATTCCAGCAACATTTTCTCCAACAACCCAAGTGGGCCGCAGCTCCTGGATAACTCTAAGCATTTCCGGCCAGATGTAACGGTCGTCCTCTGCGCCTCTGCGCTTCCCGGCGTTAGAAAACGGCTGACATGGGAATCCTCCGGAAATAACGTCAGCTGTTCGTAGTCCTGTCCGATCATAGAAACTCTCCTGTGTCAACGTCCTTATGTCCCGCCAGCGGGCTACGTCCGGCCAGTGCTTTTCCAGCACCCTTGTCGGATAGTCTGCCCACTCGCATTGTCCTATCGTCTGGAACCCGGCCCGCTCTGCTGCAATGTCCAGTCCCCCTATTCCTGTGAATAGCGACAGGTGCGTTGGTACCTGCGTGGCTGCCGTCTCCAATCGTCACTCCTCCTCTCTGTCGAATAGGCTGTACTGATTTTTCGCCTCCTCTTTTGCTGCTTCCTCCCGGTGCATCTTGATCTTGCAGGTGTGGCCGTACCCGTCCCGGATGGCCTGTGCGCTGGTTAGGAGGCCACCGCACCGGAGGCACTTCCTGGCGGGTATCCTGAAAATGTCGCTGCTGGTTGGCTGCCCGGCCGCGCTCTGGAATTTTCCGGTGTCTCTTATCACGGCCCGCATTCCTCCCGTTCTGCGCCCAAGAGCCAGTCAAGGCATTCGTTCCGTGTGGTGAAATCCTCCGTCCATGCGTCCCCGGTTCTGTTGTCTATGCCGACATACTGCCCCTTCCCGACGCGCCGGATGAATAACCCCTTTGGCTCCCGCCGCTCTATGATTATCTCCGCCATAGTCGCGTTCACGAACCGGATTCCTGCGGCATCTGCCCGTTCTGCCCTTGTCTCCTCCCTGGTCTGTCCACACCGTGTCGGGTGGTTCTGGCACGGATTTCCGCAGCTGCTCCGGCGGCTGCACATAGCACAGCAGCGGTGCCCGTGTACTGTATCGCAGTTGAAAATCTTGCACCGCATAGCGGCTCCTCCTCTCAAATCCAGGTTTCTACAATGCATGGATCGTCCGCCTTGTCCCGCCCGAAGCAGAGCATTTCCGCCGGTATGGCTGCCCTGATTTCCTCCAGGCTCTGCGCGGTGACAACGTATTTCGTGGGCTTTGTCAGCTCGAAAAGGCGGGCTACATACATCCCCGGATAGTCTTTCGGGCTGTTATATATGCAAATGATTCCACCTACTACGCGCCTAACATCCGCTGCGTTGAACCGTTCCAGAATTGTGTCACTTCTTCCCATAGGTCTTTTCCCTCCACGCAAGGCGTTCTATGATTTGCAGATAGGGTAGGGCATAAGGCCCGCCCGGTTTTATCTCCCATTCTTCGTGCAGCTGCTCTGGCGACGCGCTTGCCATTCCAGGCGTGTCCCAGTACGTCCCGTAGGCGTTCACAGGCGCCGACGCGGCCCGCGGACCTCCTGCTGCCCATACATCCCTTGCCGCCTTCCAGAAGGGCCAAGGAACGGCGAAGAAACGTCTCATACCAAAACTGACTACTACAATCCCAACGGCTCCAGGGTTCTTACAGAAGTCGTCCATATATGCCGCCTGGTGCTGCTCTACGCGGTCGAAGCTGATCCTCTTGCCTTCCGTATGCTTCGCCTCTACGGCCACCGGGATATTCCGGTACCGGCCCAGGAAATCCACACAGCTTTTATGCTCCACTTTGCAGCTCACGAGTTTTCCTGTGCCGTCCCGCAGCGGCAAAAACTCTGTAGGAACCTTGTGGACGCATGCAAGGCCGTTGGCCTGGTACCGGCTGTGCGCCAAATTGAGGAGGTCTTCAAACGGTCGTCCTCTATTGGCTTGGCTGGCTCTCCTCATCCGGCCGCCTCACTGAAAATGCCGGCCGCGACAGCGTTCTCCAATTCCTTTGTTATGTAGAGAACAGCTCCCTTCCCGATGCGGTTGCCGGTGCCGACTCGGCTCTCCAGATACTTGACGAAGCGGCGGGCTCCTTCCTCTCCTGGAGTTCCTGCCTGCTGCTTGTCAGCCAGCTTGGCTCCTTCCTCCATACCGCGTCCATAGGTGCTGTCTATGAACTCGCAGAGCTGGGCGTCGGTCATTTTGCGGAGCCTAGTTGCCCGGTCGTGGACGGCCCGCTCCGTGTCGCTCCTGCGGCAGTTTTTCTTTTTCATGCGCTCCTCCTTATTTCGCCCGCCAGTCTTCCCAGGTCATTTCTATACCGGAACACATTTCCTGGAGGCGGCTTATTGTCTTTTCAGCTGTGTATCCGTCGTCGCCGTCCGGCGTCATGCGTCGGATCAGGTCTGCGCCGGAGTAGTTAGTGGTGATGATGGTAGGCATATAGCCTTCATACCGTGCGTTAATTATGGCGTATATTTGGGTTATTCCCCACTTTGTGGGCTGCTCTGTGCCTATATCGTCTATTATCAGAAGCGGCACTTCTTCATAAATCCGCATGATCTCCGCCTCGGTTGCCCCTTCTGCTTTTCTGAAGGTCTGCTTTATTCGCGACAGGAGGTCTATCATTGTCATGCAGATTACCGGCGTTCCTTTCCGTATGAGCTGGTTAGCTATGGAAACGGCCAGATGGGTTTTCCCAGTTCCCTTTGTGCCCGAAATAAACAGCCCGTTCCGCTCCTTGGCTGGCGGCGTTACGCGCCCCATTTCATTTTTGGCTGGGATCATGATATCGAAGCTGTCAGCGTACCGCTTGGCTGCCTGATAGGCTCTCCGATTCTCTCTGTTTATCTCGAACCGCTCAAATGTGCGATTCTGGAATCGGCCTCTGATGCCGCTGTCCTGTATCAGTTTTTCAACACGGCTCTGTATTCTCTCCTGCTCCTTCTTCCGCTGCGCTGCTGCCTCCTGCGCCTGCCGGGCCTGTTCCTGCTGGCGCCGGTACTCCTGCGCCTGTCGGCATGAGCACGGTTCCGGGTCCGTAAACCATGTAAAAACATGGTCTATCCCTGGAATGATGGCCCCGTAGTGGTATAGGAGCTGCCCGCAAAACGGGCATTTTTCGGGTGGCGGCGGTTCTTGGTTATAGGTGTATCCCCTGGCCTTTGCTTCGTTTGGGTGTATCGTGCATTCTTCTTGTTCTTCCGGCTCAGGTATCTGCTGGCTTAAATCCATTGATCCCTGGTTCCGGCCCCGGCTGCTTGCCTGGCTGCTCAACCCGCGGGCCATGATGTCCGCTATGGCCTCCATCGGCGTCTCCTCCCTCCGTCATTTCATCGTCCCAGCATCCGCCGTTCAGCCAGGTTGCCGGATTGGGTATATACTGCCCGCCCTCTTTCAGCCAGTCCTTCGACGTCTTGGCGTGGCCAATGGCCTCCATCATGCGGAAAAACAGTGCTTCGTCCGGTTTTATTCGTTTGAATGCCTTCCTGGCGGCTTCTTTTGCCCGCTTCTTTGGGTAGGCTGTCCAGAACATATCAAAGCGGCGTTCTAACGCACTCTGTTTCTGTTCTTCGCCCTCCGACGGCTGCCCGGTGTCCTCTGGCGGTTCCCCGTCCTTCTCTGGTTCTTCTTCCTGCTTTTCCGGTTCTGATACGGTGCTGGCACGGTGCTTGCCTGGTGCCTCTCCTGTTTTCTTCTGGTGCTGGCTTGGTTCAAATGATGGCGGTGCCGGTATGTCACTCGCTTTCTCCTTCATGTGCGGGTTTTGGTGCTTTACGAAGTTTATTACCTGGATATAGTCCATATCTGCTGCCCTGTATCGAATGATGAACCCGTTCTCCTCCAGGGCCCCGAGCATACCGTCCACGTCGTCCGTGCTTACATCGTCGTAGCCGAGGATGGTCTTTTTCAGCTTTCGCGGACGGTCTTCCAGGCGTCCTTCCCGGTCTGCCTGGCACCAAAGTCCGATGAAGAGGAGGCGAGTAAGCGGGGGAAGGCACCCCAGTAGTTCGTTGTCGAAAAATCCGGGTTTTATGCTCCTTGTTCTCGCCATTGGTGGTTCTCCTCCTCGCTAACAGACGTATACTTCCGTGCCTGTCAGTTTTTGGACTTCCTCTCGGAATCTATCCTCTTCACTATTGTTTTCGCTCAAATGCAGGAGGTATATCTGGCGCACCTGCCGCAAGTCATTGGCCCGCAGCATATCCAGTAAATGTTCCAGGCTCATGTGACTTTTCATCAGACGCGGTACCAGTTCAACGGGTATGTATCCCGCCTCTACGCTCCGCTGTATCCCCTCAAGGGAGTAGTTGCACTCCGCCATTATGTAATTCAATCCTGTAAATCGGTACCGAACAAAATAGGTATCCGTAAAATATAGCAGTTTCTCTCCGGTGGCCTTGCTGGCGAACAGGAACCCGAGCGGCTCCGGCGCATCGTGTTCTACGTCAAAGGGCAGGACTTGGAACGTCCCGACTTCCAGCTCCTCCAGTGCTTTCACTGGCCGTATGCGGTGCCCACATAGCCCACACTCCTTGATGGTGCCCTGGCTGGTGTAAATGTCCAATCCCATCCTTGCTAGGTCTCTGGCGGCCTTGCTGTGGTCTTTGTGCGCATGGGTTATGAAACACCCGGACATACTGCGCACCGTGAATCCGCTTCCGATCTGGATAGCCTTTAGGGGAATCCCTGCGTCCAGCAGGAGGGATGTATGGCCGTCCCCTATAATGTAGGCGTTCCCGCTGCTGCTGGACGCGAGGACTTTAATCTCCATCAGAAGTCCGGGCCCACTAATGTAGTCTGTCCGCTTGCCGTGGTATGCGGCGGCGTCACGGCTGCCGCTGTAGCTGGCGCCGGCGCGGGCTCCTTGACCTCTCCTGTACCCCTGTCAACCGTGAAGGCAGGCGTCGGTTCCGGGAGGGCCGCTGCCGGTTTCTGCTCCGGCTGGTTCGCCGGTGTGACGTCGATCACGTCCCCGTTGGCGTTGGCGTCGATGGTGTCCTGGGCCTCCATTTCCGCGATTTTTGCCTCCCGCATCTTCATGTACTGGTAGTTGTCGTCAATCTTTTTCGGGTCTCTAGGGATATGCTTGGCACTGAAAACTTCCCGCTTGATGGTCTTCAGGCACATTTCCTCAAACCATCCGTCCGTCTCCTGCTCCACCTGCTTCCCGTTCTCCCATACCTTCTGTTTGCCCCCCCAAAAGTTGGCAGAGGCATACCTGGGCTTCCGCTTCATGATGTCCTTCATGGTCATAATGACCAGCTTGTTCTTCAGCGGGTCTGCGTACTCGATGTAACCAAATCCCCCGACCGGTTCCCCGCGGTCAAATGCGTTGTTGATGGAAAATTCGTAGCTTTCTACACGGTTCCGTGCGCTTTTCTTGATGGGAACGAAGCTGTCGGTGGAGTATACAAGCTCTACTGTTACCGCCAGCGGTACCTCCACGGCGTACTTCTCCGCGATGTACTGGATGCCGTTGTAGCCGGGCATAAGGGTCATGTCATACTTCTGCGCCTTGTTATTCTTGTAGGGAATCGGGAAGAGGTGGTTGTCCTGCATCATATCCAGCCCCATACGGGCGTAATGCACAACGTCCAGGGCCAGGTCGTTCAGGTTTACGTTCTCCCAGGTGACGGGGAGGTTGTTGTCATATTTGTGATCCCGGTTGTTGTCGTTCTTCCGCAGGCGTTCCTCCTCCGCCGTCTTCAGCGCCCGGTCGATGGCAATGAAGTATCCCTGGATAAGCTGCCGCTGGTAGTCGGTGACCTGGATGGCTCCGACGTTGCTGCCGAACTCCCGCATAACTCTGTCGGTGAAGCGTTCTGCTGCGTTCTGCTGCGTCCGGGTCCGGATGGCCGTGTTCTCCGGCGTAGTGGCGCCGGCCTGTGTTCTGGTTGTAGTGGCTGCCATTGTTATATCCTCCTTGTTTTTGCAACTCTGTAAACGGGGACCTTTGCGGCCTTTCCGCCGCTGTTGCTGATCCTGTATATTTCAGCCCCGATGTCCCCTATAGTTGAAGCATACTCGCGCTTTAATGTGTCGTTTGGCGCGTTTCTCCAGCTTTTGATTGCGGATTCTAATGCGTCGATACAATGCTTACAAAGAAGCATTTTTGTCCTCTCGGTCATGCCTGCTGTCCCTCCTATCTGCTCCGCCTATTGTACTCAATAGGCGGCAGCTCTATGGGCTCCAGCAATTTCGCAAGCTCTTTGGCGACGGGGTCTGCCCGTGCCAGTTCGTTCGCCATGTGCCGGTAGAGGTGGATCAGGAGCGGCGCGTCCGCGACCGGTATGGTTTCCGCTGCCTTCTGGAAGCGGTTGAAATAGTCGATTGCACTGTCCTGTATGGCCCGTACCGCTGTCGTGAAGTCCTTTTTGTCTATGGCCTCCAGGACCCGCGGCATATATGGGGTTGTCGCTCTCGCTCTCTTCTTCATGCTGGTGTCAACCCTCCCTTGCCGGTCTCCCAGCTTGTATCTATGTGGGCAATGCCGAGACGCCTATTCATACGGTGGATTTCTGCTCCAATTTCCCCGATGGCAAGCATATACTCTACCTTTTCCGCCTCGTTCTTAGCCTGCTCCCACGCGGTAATAGCGGCCTTCATAGCGTCTATGTAGCTGTCGTGTTCCTGGAGTAGCCGTTTTGCGGCTTTCCTCATGCTGCAGCCCTCCTCTCTTCACCGAGTACAAGGCGCAGCTCTTTGTCCTGCTCCGAAACTACCAGTCGGACGGTCTGCATGGCCGTGTTCGTCAGGTGGGTGACGCTCTCTGCGTTGTCGATGAATACCGGCATGGAAATATGCCAGTGGTTGGACAGGGCTTCGATGATCTCCAGACCGGCGTTGATGCAGGCTGCGTTGTTCGCGTCGCGGTAGGGAACCATTGCGCCGCTGTCGCTGGGAACCAGTACCTCGCAGTCGTCCTTGACGCCGCCGTTCTGCTGCTCCTGGAAAAGCCGGAAACGGACGCTCTGGAACTTGCTGTTGATCCGGTCGGTGAGGAGGCTGACCTTCGCTTTGGTGAAGAGGTCGCAGAGGTATACGCCTTTTTCCAGCTCTTCGTACTGCGCAGACATTCCGCGTTCCTGCGCTTTCAGCTCCTCTACGCGGCGCCGCTGGGCTGCCGCCTGCTCCATCTGCCCCCGCTGCTGCTGGAGCCTCCTGGCGTCGTCGTACACGGCCTGAATCGCGGCGTTTACGGCCTCCAGAGCGGCGGAGGTATCTTTACCCGCCGACGCCTCTTCTGCCCTTGCATTTGCCGCCACATTGGCGAGACGCTGGTATTCCTCCGTACCCTCGAATGGCGCCGGCCTTTTTACCTTCGCGGATAGGGCATCCCGCTCTTCCGATAGGCTCTTGTACTCGCTGGCGGCCATATCCGCTTTCGTCTGAAACTGTACCGCCTGGGCCCTGGCCTCCTCGATTTTCGTCTTGCTGGCTTCCTGCTGCCCCTGCTTGTTGATTGCCTGGAGGCGGCTGCTCTTTTTGAGGTTGAATGCTTCCCGCATTTTCGTGACCTCTTCCTCCGGGAGTTCCCGGTGGCAGGTCGGGCACACGGCCTGTCCTTCGTCCCACGCCTCCGCCTGGACGGCAGCGTACTCCTGCAGGAGGTCGTTCCGCTGTGCTTCCATTCGTTCCGCGATTCTGCGGTACCGGTCCGCCTCCGCCTCCATCTTTTCCTGATCCGCCCGGACGGCGTTAATGCGGTAGCGGATGGAGTTTATGGCCTCCATTATGCCCTGGTTCTCCTGCTCCGATCTGGACAGATATGCGCTGCGTGCTTCTGCAATCGCGGCCTCTGCCTCCGCCGTCCTTTTCCTGGCGTCCGCCGTAGCCGTATCGCCCGCGAGGACGGCTGCCTTCTGGCTCATAAGTTCCTCCTGCCTGGCCTTCAGCTCTGCCAGTCTGCCGTCGATGGCTGCTGTGTCCGTGCTGCCTTCCGGGATGGCCCGCTGCGCTTCGTCGATCCGTCCTGGGATCGTCTGGAGCTGCCGGTTGATGTTTGTCTTCTGCGCGGTGGCGATTTTCTTGTACTCCTCCACGGTATAGTGCTGGTTGGTCGTGCCCGGCATGAGGAGGTATGTAGGAAGCTCCGCCAGCTCTTTTGTACTGGCGATCACATCTTCGTCGCTGATGTCGCCGCAGACATCCAGAAGAATCTTCCGCCGGTCCTCCCACGGCATTGTCTCCGGGAAGTAGTGCGGCATGGTCAGCATCTTCATTTTCTCCGCTCCGCCGCAGAAGGCGAGGAGGGAGGCGGTGTATTCCTTTTCCTTTACCGGTACGCCGTCGATGTAGAAGTCTACGCTGTGCCCGTCGAACTCCTCTGTAGCGGAGCCGCGCTTCTTCTTATAGTTCTCATGGAACACCTTCTTCAGCGTTACGCGCCGGCCGTCGTCCATGATGAACTGCGCCTCCGCCGCATGGTCTAGGTAGTGCAAATCCCCGGCCGGCCCCCTGGTTTTGGGCGTGTAGCTCTTGGCTCCGGTGCTGGGCTTGTCGAAGAGGAGCCAGGTTACTGCGTTGAAAACGGTAGTTTTCCCGGTGCCGTTCTCTCCGAAAATGCTGGCGCTCTGCCCGTCAAAGTCGAAGGCCGCAGCCTTCAGTCCCTGGAAATTGTCCAGGCGCAAGGTCTTTATTCTCATGTCATCGTCTCCTTCCTGTGTTGACATATTGTTGTGTTGGTGATATATTTGTGGTGGTATGGAAGGCCGTCCTCTTCGGAGGCGGTCTTTTTTGCGCTCTGTTTCCGTGATAGTTGGCTATTGTAAAACCTGGAGGCTTCCTCCCTCGCTGCCAGTAGATGTGCTGCGTCCAGCTGCGCCCGCATATTTGGCTGCCTCCTCTCTCCGCTTCCGTCTGGCTTTGCTCCTGCGCTGTCGATCGTACTCCAGGCCAAAGGACCAGCCGAGGTACAGCGCACAGGCGTATGCGGAGGGGGCTGTCAGTTCCCATCCAATGCGCCCTGTTCCAGCCTGGTATACCGTGAGAATGTGGTAGGCGAGGGCGATTGTCGCTGCTATCCCGAGCAGCATGGCTCCGATCCTGATACCGTATGCGGCATAGTCCGCGATGGTTGGTATCCTGCTCCTGTTCTTCTCCATGTCTTACTCCTTCCCGCCCTGGTAATGGGCTCCCTTGCACCAGAAATAGTCTTCCGTCGGTGTGTATTCGCTGACCGGCATCCTGTGCGGGTCTGCTCCGCAGATATGGTCGCCTTCCCCAATGGGGGTAAACTCTTCGCAGTCCTCGCAGCGGAGGGCCGTCTTGCCGACGATGCTCTTCAGAATGGGCTTGAAGGCCGCGACCTCCGCCTCCGGCACATCTACCGCCGTTACCAGGGCGCGGGCGGTGCCGTTCCTGGTGCCGATGTCCACGACGTCCCCGATCTCTACGCGCTCCAGCGTGGTGTAGCTGTACTCCTTGCCGGCCGGGATTGTTCCCTTGAAAAATTGAACCTTGATGATGTTGGTCATAATGCCTGCTCCTCCTTTTCTTTTCCGCCGCTTTTTCCGGCGGTTGTTCTCTGTGCTTTCGCGCTTTGCCCACCCGTTTGATTTTTCCCGTGCTAAAAAATCTTTGGTGGCGTAATACTCTCCTGCGTCCATGCCGCAGAAGTCAGCCTCACACATTGCCGCCCCTCCTCTGTCAGCATCCGTATTTTCCTAAGTGTGTTTCCTGTGCTGTTGCAATCCAGTCCTGAAGGGTATCGCCCGTGTCCACGCGGATAATCCAATGCGTGTTGCGGGCCGTCTGGAATGTGCCGGGGAAGTGGCGGAGTAGGTACAAAGCTCCGGGGTCTCCTTCTACTGTCCACAAGGAAAAGTTCGGGTATTCCCGCCCTTCTGCTTTTTCCAGCTCGTAATAGTGCCGGTATACCGCCTCCCGGCGGGCCAGCAGTTCCGGATCGAACTGGAACATGTCTCCATAGTTGTAACGCTCCGGCCCGTTGCTACTGTACCTTTCCCGAAATACCCGGTATCCGCCGAGGTCTGGCAGCACCTTGATAGCGTCGAAACTCGCTCCGAGGCTATTCACGAGGCGCAGGATTTCCGCCTCCGTATACTCAAAATTAGAGTTGCCCTCAACTGTGCTGCGTTTCTCTCCACATTTCCTTGGCAGCATGACGCGGTGCTTGTTGCAGTCGTCGTTCGGCTTGTCGTCCGTGATGTAATAGCAGTCAGTCACGAAGCCTGTGTACTGCCACTGGAAAATCTGCGGGCTGCTGTGCTTTGTTCTCTCGCTGCCGGTAATCTCCAGGTATACGGCCTGTCCGTCGTCCAGGTGGAATGCTGTGCGGATTCTGCAGTTCCCAATGGTGGCCTTGCTGATGTCTGCGCCGCTCCACCCAGCTCCTTCAAAAAATAGCGTCTTTCCCATATGCTTCTCCCTTATATGTAGAGCCGTTCCATGAAGTATTTCCTGGAAACCCGCCCGGCTGTGGTAACGAATCCCTTCGCCTCCAGCTCCTTGTTCAGCCTCCGCATAATGCGGTATGCGTGGGTTTCGCTGACGCTGCAAATCTCCATGACTTCTTTTACCTGGATGTACTTGGTCGGCCCCTGCTCCTTTCTCTCGTTCTGCTCCATAATGCCTGCCTCCTAGTTCCCGATGTATTTTGCTATCCAGAGACGGAGTTCCATCGAGGCCCGCTCCATCGCCTCCAGGTGTTTTACTACCTGTTCCAGCTGCGGGATTTCGTCCGGTGTGATCTCTCCGTCTCCGGCTATGTCCAGGATGGTGTCCCGGACGTGGCCTGCGCCCCGCATCGCAGTCAGAACCGTTACGGTCAGCCGGTCTATCTGGAGGAGTTCGCAGGGGGTTATTGTTTTCTTGCCCAGCGGGCAGAGGTTCGCGCAGTAGTGGTTGCAAAGCTGCGGGGCCTGGTACGTCTGCGCCATCATCCATACTTCCTCCGGGTAAGGAATCGCTATGCCTCCCTCGATTCGGGCCAGCCGCGTCCGGTCTATGCCGGTCTCCTCCGCTGCCCCTTCGCGGCTTCCCAGGTGGTCGTTGCACTTTTCCGCCTCTTTTCGTGCAGTATAGAATACGTTGCCCACCGTTTTCGTGGCGATTTTAGGCATTTTCTTTTCACTTCCTTTCTGGTAAACTTGTCTCATCAGGGCGGTGATGCACCTGACGCATTTTCTTTTTGCGAATTTTCTTCCGCAAAAAAAATCTGCTCGATGCTTACGCCCCAGTGAACCGCCAGCTTGTGTGCGTGTTCCAGCGTTACCTTGATGTATCCAAGTTCCATCTTGCAGTAGTTTGCCTCTGTCCGCCCAAGCAGTTTTGCAAGGTCCGCCTGCTTTTCTCCATGCTCCAGGCGTAGCTCCTGAAGTCTATTCTCCATGCCTTGCCTCCTTTCTCCAAACGGATTTATTGTATCCTGATAATACGCCTTCTTTTAATGAAAGTCAATAGTCTTTTTCGACTTTTCTTATTTTGAAATTTTCCTCTTGCCTTTCCTCCCGTGAAAGGGTAAAATACTGATGGAGGTGTTCTACATGAATCGTGTACGTTCCCTAAGAGAAGAAGCCGGTATGAAACAGGACGATTTGGCTGCCAGGCTGGGCGTCAATGCGTCTGTTGTCTCCCGCTATGAAGGCGGTACTATTTCTCTCCCAGAGGATACGCTGCGGCAGCTTACTATTATTTTTGACGGCGTTTCCGTGGACTATATCCTGGGCCTGTCCGACGACAAAAGGATTCCCGGCGCCCGCTCCTCCCGCTCCTCTTCCGCATCTCCGCAGGTTGCCTCCGATATGCTGGCTCTGTCGGATCGGGTCTGTTTGCTTTCGGACGACGAACGCGCTCTGCTTCTGCGCTGCGCCAAGAATACGGAGGCCCTTGCGGTCGCCGGTCGCTTTATGCGACTGTCTGGCAAGTCAAGGCGCAGAGTGGTGGAATATATGGATTTGCTGAAGCTGGCAGAGGACGCCGGGAAGAATGTGTCGCCGGAGGCCGGGCCCGCTTCCGACGCAGACGGGCAATAAAAAATCACCCTGGCCCGGAGTGGGCTGGGGTGTCTGTTTAGGGGGTGTTTTCTTGCCTGCGTATAAATACACAACCAAGGACGGCTCCGTCAAGTGGATGGCTTCGTTCTGGTATGAAGACTGGACTGGAAAACGCAAAAAGAAAAAGAAGGAGGGTTTCGTCCGAAAAAAGGAGGCACAGGACTACGAACGCGAGTTCTTGCTGCGGGCAGAGAAGAGGTGCGATATGTCTTTTGCCTCCCTGGTGCAGCTGTACCAGGAGGACGCAGACCACCGTGTCCGCGGTACTACGCGGGGAACACAGGACAGTATCATCGACACATGGCTGCTCCCGTATTTCGGCAATCTCCAGGTGGACAAAATCGACGCTGTTACGGTGCGAAAATGGCAAAACACAATGACAGCTGCCGTCAATCCGCGCACTGGCAAAAAGTACGCGCAGACATATCTACGCACGGTCAATAGCCGCCTCTCCGCTATCTTCAACTATGCCGTGATGTATTACGGCCTGCGTCAGAACCCGTGCCTTCCTGCGGGCTTCATGGGCAAAAAGAAGGCTGGAAAAATGAACTTCTGGACGCGGCTGGAGTTCGAGACTTTCCTTGCCTCTGTTACGAAGTGGAACTACCGGATCGCGTTCCTCCTGCTCTATTGGTGCGGGCTCCGGGTGGGGGAGTGCCTGGCTCTTACTCCGGCAGACATTCTTCCCTCCGGCGTTGTCCGTATAGAAAAGACCTTCCACCGGAAGGGGGGAGAGGACGCTCCCGGCCCGCCAAAGACCGACAACAGTTTCCGTGACGTATCCATGCCCGCCTTCCTTTATGCCGAAGTTCAGCGGTACCTTTCCGCCCTCTATGAAATAGCGCCGGACGAACGGATTTTCTACTTCTCCCACGGTACGCTAAACAAGGAGCTGGATCGGGCTGCCGCTGCTGCTGGTGTGAAGCGCATTCGTATCCATGACCTGCGCCACAGCCATGCGGCCCTGCTGGTGGAGCTTGGCTATTCCATCGTAGCCGTCGCAGAGCGCCTTGGCGATACGGTGGAGGTCGCTATGTCTACATACACCCATCTGTACCCAAACAAAATGGCTGTTATGGCGGAAGACCTTGACAGGGAAGCTATGACTGATCCTGCTGGTTCTTCCGGCTCCTCCTCCCTGGCGGATGTAGCCGACCGCCTGGAAGCGGTCGAAAATGGTCATCTTTCCGATTAACGGTACGTTTTCGGTACGCTCTTCCCAAAAGAGTACCGCCATATAGCGTGTAAAAGTTCGCTATATGGCGGTATTTTATCTGTATTCTGCGTTTTTGAGACTATTTTATTTCAAAAATGTTCAAAACCCGTCATTCCCACTCTTTGCCTGACATTGCGTCTGACGTTCCGTTGATGGTTTTGGCTGGTTTTTCCCTCCTTCTCTGTTTCTATTATCTCATTCGCCAGAGGCGTCGCCGCCTTCCGGTACGCTTTTGGTACGCTCCAGCCGCACGT